AGGCAGGCTTACTGGTGTCATTAAAAATATTTTTGAAGATTTTGGTAAAGGGGTTGAAAATCTCTTTTCAGAAGACGGTGCATTAGGTAAGCTGTATAAATTTATCAGCGATACTTTTGGTAATATAGGATCAAGTATAGAGAAATTACTATCACCTGATGGTGCAATAGGAAAGACTGTTAGCTTCATTTCAGATATGTTTACCAGTGACGGTATTTTTGGTAAACTTTTTTCAGCTTTTTTAAAGCTCGGACCACTAATGGATGGTTTTATAAATTTTCTCGACAAAGCGATAAATCTTATGCTTAAAATACCAGGACTCGGTACTATTGGTAAAATTGCTAAATTCGCGGGAAGTGAAGTAGGGATGGTAGCTACAAAAACAATAGGAAACGTCAAGGATTCATATCAATATCTCAAAGAACAGAAAGATCTTTCTACTGGTGAAAAGGTAGGAGCAGGAGCTGCAGCTTTAGCAGGCACAGGTGCTGATATAGTGCAAGATGTAACGAAATTACCTTTTCAACTTTGGAATCTTATTAAAGGTAAAGATATTAATAAGAATGTATTTCAGGAGCAAGTTTTAAATAAGTCGCAAATAGCGGGTTACGGTAAGGGTACAGATCAATTTCTCCGTAAATCCGCAGTAAACGCAATTCGTGAATCAAGAGGTGGTAAGATAGAAGATTTACTCGTAGGCTTAGGTCTCAAAAAATCACAATCTGAAAAAACAGCAGATGAAATGGAGCAACGGTTAAAAAGTAGACAAAACTCGATACAACCTACAATACAGGGTGATACAGGAGATAATATCAAACCACAAGACACCACATCGCTACCTATACAACCAGCAGATACACAAGCAGTACCTCCTGATTTTAAGGCATCACAAGATAGTTTATCTTCTGATGAGCAAAAGGAATTACTTAAAGCACAACTTGAGCAAGCTAAAAAGAGTTTTGATCAACTAGGTAAGCAATTTCAGCTTATGTATGATTCAAATAAGAAACAAGATGAATTATTGAAAGCTTTTAGAGAATTTAAAGCTGGTGGTAACGTTAATATCAACGCTGTCAGTAGCCCAACGTCGTTCATATCAAACCCTACTACAAGTACAGGATTTCGCGGAAGTTTACTGGGACAGTAATTGTTAATTAAATACTTTTATGGGTAACTTTTTATGGAGCTTTACAAATGGTAATAATAACCAGGGCCTCGGCTATATAGGATCTGGTACTACATTACTACCAGGCATAGTTCCAGCGGGACTTTTTTCTCTTAATTCTATACTTGCTAATGGATCTAATTATAATACCCCCCATACAATCGATGTAGTTAAGGATTTTTATTGGACATATTCAAAACCAGGTGATATAAGCAGATCTGAAGTACCATATATTCTTTTAACCGAACGAAAATTAAAGAGTAATGCATTGATAGCTCAATTGAAATATTCCTACGGTAGAGCGTATAGTAGCGGTACTGAGACATTAAACAACTTATTAGGAACGACTGGTACACTTGGAACAGCTATCGGTAACGATATTAATGGCGCTTCACCTTCACTAGCACAACTTATTAAATCTTCTATTACAGCCACCGCAAACGGGATAGGTCTTGCAGCACAAGGTACAGCAAATTTGCTTGGAGGAGCCGGTACCGCTATAGCAAATGCTATTCCACGGACTACAAAAGAGATTAGTAAGTACGGTGCTGCTGTTGTTGATGCTGCAATAAACGCTACATCAGATAATAATACAACAGTTAATAGTAGTCCATATCTTGAACCATACAGAGATTTGTACATAACAGACGTTACAGGGTGGAAATATAAATTACCTTATTTTGATAACAATCAAGCTAATCAAGGTAATAGTTTTTCCGAAAACGGTAAAGTCGGTGGATTAGGTGAATTATTTGGTATTGCACCAGCTGTTGCTGAATTCGGTACAGCAGCTGCTGAAATCGTCTCGTCGATCAATTCACCGACAGAAATTACATATATTGAACGTACTAAATTTTATAATTATCCGACAGAAGGTGAAGATATTAATATAGAATTTCCCTTAATTAATACCGGAGAAGTTACTTATGACGATGTTGTTAGAAATTGGCAATTTTTATTTTTATTAGTTTATCAAAATAGACCGGCAAAAACATCGAGAAACACAGTAGATCAACCTGTAATTTATCAAGCTGAGATACCCGGTATTAAATTTTTTCCATTTTGTTATATGACTTCTATTAATATAGAATTTGTTGGTTCAAGACGTGAGATGTCTCTTAGTATACCATCAGGAATAACATCTAATACAAGTAACGGTACTGCAGGTGATACTGTATCTAATCAAGTACAATTTTCTAATGTTAATGCTATTATTCCAGACGCATATAGGGTTAGATTATCGTTAAAGAGCATGACTGCTAATTCTAGAAACTTTATGCAGCATATGGTATCTACACATAATTTAATTGAAACAGGTACCGTAGGCGGTTAAACACATTATACTTACATTCTTAGAATATAAGAGTAAATATATTATATGGTTACCGGGCAGTACCAAAAACAAATTTCAGCTTTACCTACCTTAAATAGCTATCGGTATGAAAACATTTTAAAGATGTATCAAACCGATAAAGGTAATCAATATTATTATAATTTACTACAATCTATTTTTTTACCAGATAATTTAGACAAACGTGCACTTACTAATATGGTTATTCGTGCAAATCAACCATGGACTACTGTAAGTTTTAACGCATATGGTACTATCGAGCTTTGGTGGTTAATTTTATTAACAAATAAAATTTATAATCCTTTTGAAACACCAAAACCTAATACAGTAATAAAAATTATTAGACCAGAATATATACCAGATATTCTTAAAGAGATATCAGCAAGATTGCAATAGCTATGGAAGACGTCATACAAGATCCATACTCGCATAAAATAAATAACAATTATTACTTTTTTAAAGTAACACTTGTGAGTATTGCTGGTGATCAATCTAGGGCACAGGACATCAAGCCTTCTGCTATTAAATCATTTGTTATTAATGATAATTTTACAAATTTTTATCAAAATGGATATATTGTTATTAATAACTCCTACGATGCTCTAGAGCGCGATACATATCAATATGATGATGTAAACTACTATAATAATGCTGGTAATGTAACTAGTAATCAAGATGCAGGATTTGTATTTCGAGGTGATGCAAGAGATATTTTACATGTAGAAATTATGCCTAGATTAGATGATACAGGTACTGATATCACAGGATCAAAGTTAGCACAGGGATTTTTTAGAATGAGTTATGATTTTGCAATTTATAATTCCGAAGAAATACCAGGTGATTCACCAGAAAGAAAATTTAAAAAATTATATTTTTGGGATTTATATTACCAGTTATTAACCGAAAAAAATACTTTCTTTTCAACAGCATTACTACCCGGTGTTTCTGGAACTACAACAAACCTTGATGATAAAAACCGTGCTGTTAGCACAGGAGTTGCAATTAAAGAATTATTAAAAGCAGCGTTCCCCGACAACGATGGTTACCCTATCTATTTTTCTGAAAATTCTGCAGGTATAAATATTACAAATTATACACAAGATCAAATTGATAATGCTAATATTGATTGGGACATAGGTGGTACGAATATTTTCTTTTCATCACCTGCTAACTATAAGGCAATAGACAGTTTAAATTATCTTCTATCTCGTCATGTATCAAATGCAGCAAGCAATTTTGATCAGTGTTTTTTACGACTTGATAGATATCCTAGACAATTTAAACTGAATAGTCTTGAGCAATATTTTAAACAAGCTTATAATCCTTCAAACGACACTACAGGTAATTATTATCTCGAGACATTAAGATTAGGTGGACTTACTGATGCAGATGGTAAGAGTAAGACGGATAATTATTTTACACCTAAAGATGGTCTATATTTTGAACGCATAGGTACAATAAAGAGTTTCTCTTTTGATAATATGCCCGGTGTCTATTCTCAGCAAAAAATCAATACTCGCGCCGTACACAGCTACGATTATGAAAATAAGCTCTTTAATATTGAATTAGTAAGAAATGGTGTTGAGCAGGCTATGAAGACATTTCAAGCCAATTATGTTAATCAACTCAATAGTGGTGGAGCTGAACCGTCATTTCCTAATTTTGCCCCCGGTCAATTAAGATATAGTAATAAGAATATTCATCATGAATTTTCTGTTGTTAGTCAAGATTCCGATCAACGTCTTGCTTTTGGAAGAAATAAATTTTTATACGCTAGTGTTTTTAGCAATAATTTAATAACATTTAGATTACCTGGATCTACCCATCGTCAGGCAGGGTTTTTTATTGGTATTGATCGTGATGGTGCTATACCGGCTAGTAAATTTGATAATAAATTATTAGGTATATATCTTATTATACAAGCTAATCATATCTTCAGCGGTGGTGAATACTACAATGACCTCCATTGTATTAAAACATATAATTTCAGGCAATTAGATAATACATATAACGATGCAGATAATAAAGGCCTGATCTCTTACGGACCATAAAAAATGCGACAACCCGATACAAACGAAATTACAATAGCACCTAGTCTTACAGATATCGATTTAATCAATCGAATGTCGGGATTAGGTGCTACGGTTACATCTAGTACAAGTGCTGGTGATATATCTACATTATTAGGTAATACGTCTGTACCGCCAATAAGCGGACTCATACCAGGCGGGGATGTAAATGCATTTACAACATTACGTCAAGTTTTTCCTAAAGAGGTTATTTCGGATACTGAAATACAAGCTGCTATTGAATATAGAAATGCTTTTAAACAAGGCGATATAATATTAGCTTATAACAACTTTATTGTCAATTTAAAAGATAGATTTACACATCCCGATTTTTCTATTGAAAATATTTTGTATTGGTTTAACAAATACAAATACAGTCATAAAGAATTTATAAGTTATCTCTCTAATAAGTCATTCAATCAACACACCGTTCTTGTTAATCAATTACCTGGAGCTGCAAAATTTACACAAGATGTCTATAATAACTCTACATATTCAACAGAAGATTATTTTTCCAATATAAGTGATAGTATTGGTACAATTGTTAATACAAAATATATACAACTTGATTCTACACAACCTATTTTTGATATGGGTCAAACTGTCTATGGTGTACCCATTACTTTTTCTGCTTCTCTTGAAAATAAAATAAGTGCTACTACAAGAAACGTTACATATGCGTTGAGTAAAAATACAACTGCTTTAATGAGACGTAATCTTTTAGGTGTCAGTATTACCAACACTATAACAAAATCAAATTATTCAGCTGATGCCAGTACACCTCATGGGTTGAATCTAATCAATGATTTACCTACATTTATTTATTTAAATTCTTCACTACACTCTCTTAAAGAGGCGCTTTTAAAAAACTATAAACAAGCTAAACTAACAGGTATTATAAACTACCTAAATAACATTGGAAACAGCACTGGTATAAATTTAAGAGATATATTCCCTGTTCAAGCTAGTGATCAGGATTTTAACGTTATGTCGCCTGCAGCAGGATCCGCAGCCGCACAGGCTGTTATTGATCAAGAAGTTGCTGATGCTGCAGCTGAACAAGCGCTCTTTGCTCAAGCAGCTTCAATTGATATTAATTCGACAACCGCTCTATCACAAGCTGGTGCAGCAGGCTTAGGTGAATACGACGTCAATGCACCTTCTTCAGCTCAAATTGCAGCTGCTAATAGCGCAGCTCAACAACGTAATGCAGACTTTCTTGCAGCACATCCTGATCTTGCAATTTCTGTTAATCAAAGCGGTGTCATGGATGAAACTTCATTTAAATCATCAGTTGTCACATTCATCCAAGGTGACGGTACAAACCCATCACCACTTCTCAGTATACCTGCTAATGAAGCTAATGCTAAATACGGAATCACAAATCCATCAGATCCTAATCAATGGGCTGATTTCTTCTGGAGAACGGCAAATTATGAAAATGATTATAAGGTATATCAAAATGCACAAGGTGTTTATGATGGTTATCTAGCGGATGGCGGTGGTTCATATGGTTGGGGATCTGTTAGCCCTACTCACGCTCGAGCTGCAGGCCTACAAGGTTCAAACCAGGATCTATTTAATCAACTGCAAAATCCTGTTACAAATATGATTGTAACAGTATCAGAAACAGAGCGAGAAATAACAAAAGCTGGCGGTCAGATGGACGGACTGTGGGCAAGGAACGGCGGTCAGTTTGCTGGTCTTACAATGACTAAACTATCAAATGGCGTAGGACCGTCAAGAATAAACAAACAATCATAATCATATGGCTGATAACTTTCCTACAACTTTAGATCCGACATACGGTCAGTTTAAGTATTCCTATGCACCATCTCCTGCTGCTTCTTTATTAACTATACCAACTAATGCACCAGCTAATGTATTTACCAGTACATCCGTTCAATTATCACAAAATCTAATTTCTGGTACAATACCCAATCCATCTAGTCAACCAACAACTGTTGATCAGACAATAGCAACTAACCCCTCGACACAACCGTCACAAACTGGTTCAGATGCCCTACAAGCAAAAGCCACCAGTCCTTATAGTAATAAACAATTTATAGCACCATTTAGATTTGCTATAAACGTAGAAGGTACCATGGTTGTGGTTGATAATTCTGGTAAAAGAATTAATACAAATCCAAAACAACCATATAGAGCAATAGTATCCCTATCAGCAAGTAATTTACCTTCTTCTATTATACATGATCCTTTCTTACTATCCAATCAACATATAACCAAAAGTGTTAACCCGAGAAACGGTGCAAGTATTGTTAATATACCACAAGGAACATTAGGATCCGCTACACAAAGCACTGCAGCTCAAATATTTAACACAGGAGCCGGTGGTATATTTCAAAACACATCTAATCGCTTTTTACAATTTACACAATCCTCTCCGCAATCTCTCCTTCAATCAGGGTCTAATTTACTTAGCAATTTACAGAACACATTAAAGACAACTGGTAATATTCTTACTATTGGAGGTAATACTCTCAATACAGGACAAATTGTTGGCGGTGCGTTAAATATAGCAAATACCATAACAGGTAACCCCGCAGCTGCGATTAATCAACAAGTAACTCAATACATAGCAAAGGTACCAGGACTGACATTAGGTCTTAATGCTTTAGGACAAATACCAGGTGGATCAAGTATAACACAAGCATTGAATAACCCTGTAGGTGCTGCAGGTAGTTTACTTGCCTTTGCTGCATCAAAAGCAGTCGATATTCAAGCCACCCTACCTTCATTAACCGTACAAGCGCAAGGTGAAATAAGCATCGGTGTTCAAGGTGTAACAGGTTTAGCTAATACACTCGGTAATGCTTACGGATTAGCACAAGACATTTTCCACAATGGACCACCTACCAGTATTCAAGGTATATTTGCCCTTGAACAACGTATAAAAGCACTTGTCTGTCAATTTGAAGCCGAACTTCAGTTACTCATAACATTTATAAATCAATTTGATCAATTACAGGCTATATTTAACGGATTCACAGCTACTATTAAAACACTTGATGCTAAAGGTCTACTCAAAAAGCTTAAGAAATTAATTGAAGATGAAATTAAAAATATCTTAAAGCAATTTAATATTCAGGAAATTCTTAGACAGATTAGAGAAGCCCTTATTAAGGCTCTTAATGACTTACTCGCTTTACTTTTTGACTGTAATTACGGTTCTTCAAGCTCCACAGACAGCTCAGGTACAACAGCTACTGCAGGCGGTGCTGGTAAAGATGCAGAATCAACACCTACAAGTCCTGAAACAGCAGCTACATTTGATAGTAGCCTTACAACAGCCAACCCTTATCAGACAGCTTCAACTATAGGAACATACGGTGTAATGAATCAGGAAAACCCGATCGTAATGGATACAAGTTATGTATCTCTTTACAATTCTATGCAGCAATACGGAGGAACACCTACACCACCACCACAACCCACTACCGGGCAATTAACTATAGGAGGAGGCACAGGCGCGTTTAATAATATAACACCACCACAAGTACCTACATCTGTTGTACCTCTTTCACAACCTCAGAACAATACAGGCACTGGAGTAAATACAAGCACTACAATAACATATAATGCAAAGCCATAAAATAACTGTATAGTTAATCTAGTTTTTTATTTTCTATAATTTCTGCCTCTACAGGCTTTGTTCTATCTAATAAGGCTTTAAAAGCTTCCTCTCGGGTTAATAATACTTTAACGTTATTATCAATTTCTTGCATTTGTCGCTTAGCATCTAATTCCATTGTTTTCAATTTTACTGATGTATCGGATTTTTTATTTTGAAGATTAATTTTATTGAGGTTATCTATAGCAGATGATGTTGCGTTAATAAGATCTGCAAAAGCAGATATATCTTCACTATTTGGTGCCGATACAATAAAGTCACGCATATTTTGAACCATTTCTAAAGCATCCTCTACAAGATATCCGCTTTTATGAATTACAAAATCTTCTAAATCTTCTCTCTTAAGAGGCTCTTTCTCTTCTCTAGCTTTTTTTGCAACACCATCTGTATCCTTAAGTTGATCTACCAAAGAACCTACTATATTTTTTATTTCATCTTCCATGAATACTCAAATACTTATGATTGAGTTGATTTCTTTTCAAGAGTTATTATTATAGGTATATGTCAGAAATTGATCCAAATCTCATTTATATGCCAATCTTAAAATTTGAAAAGACACATGATCTTGCTAAGCTACCAACCAAAAACCACGAATCAGATACTGGTTATGATGTATATAGTATCGAAGACAAAATAATTCCTGCTAGAGGTAGTGCTGTTGTAGGTGTAGGTTTAAAGTTTGCTTCTATTCCTGATGGTTATTGGGTTAAGGTTGAAGCACGTAGTGGACTAGGTTTTAAGAGCGGCATTCAACCACATCCTGGTATTATTGATAATGCCTACCGCGGTGATGCAGGTATTAAACTTTACAATTTTACAGATGTTGATTACCAGGTAAAGGTTGGTGATCGTATAGCGCAATTTGCTATTTATATGAATATTCATATGGCAGTTGATTGGGGTAAGGTTGAAACTACAGATAGAGGTGAAAAGGGATTTGGGAGCTCAGGCAAATAATGTCTTACGATTTTCAAAGCCTCTGGGTGGAGCGGTATAGACCTAAAACTTTATCTGATTTTATTTGTACAGAAGAAGTAAAGAATTTTATTATAAGCTTTAAACAGAAAGAAGAAATACCAAATTTACTTTTTATAGGAAACCCGGGTATTGGTAAGTCTTCGCTAGCAAAAATCATTGTTAATGATGTTTTAGGTTGTCAATATCTCTATATTAATGCTTCTGATGAGAACGGTATTGATACAATAAGAACTAAGGTTACTCATTTTGCACAAACTAAAAGTATTGACGGTAAGATTAAAGTAATTATTCTTGATGAGTTCTGTGGGGTCTCGCTCGAAGGTCAGCGCGCTTTGAGAAATACTATGGAGGAATATGCTGGTATTACAAGATTTATTTTAACAGCTAATTACAAATACAAAGTCATACCCGCTATTCAGAGTAGATGTCAAGGTATTGATCTTACACCTCCTCAAGACTTAGTTATAAGAAAGTGTGCAAGTATTCTTAAGCAAGAAAGAGTTGCTGTTGATGATAGTCAAAAAGTATCGTTAGTTAAACTTATAAAGTCGCTTTATCCAGATCTTAGAAAGTGTATTAATGAACTACAGAAGTGTTCTACCTCTGGTAAGCTGGTATTATCTGCTATTGACAACAACGAAGTGCTTTCTTTGATTTATACTGAAGTAAAAAATAAAAATATCGAGGTTATACGTAAGGCTATTATTGAATCTGAACAGACGTTTAATGCTGATTACATCAATCTTCTTAGACAGCTCTTTAACTATATAGATAGTAACGAAACAAATACAGAACTTAAGAAGATGTACTTACTAACAGTAGCTGAATATCTGTATAGAGGTCAGTTTGTCCCTGATCAAGAAATTAATTGCTATGCCTGTCTTTTATCCCTAGCCGATATTAAGCTTTAAGGAAGATAATTTGCTGTATAAGAAGCAGGGTCATTATGACCTTTAGCAGGTGAAGATGGAATCACAACGTTAACATTATTTAATGAACGATCACCAGCTTCCATTTTACCATGCACGTCAGAACGACGTGTACCGGGTTTAGGTGAATAAAAAGGAACTTCTTCACCTTCTTCATCCTTAACCTCTTTAGGTTTGATATTAATTTTTTCTTTTCTTTTAAATTTATCAGGAACAGGTGTAAGATTAGGATAGACATCGATTCTCGCGAGCATATCCGGGTGAACAAGAACACCAGCTTCTTCAAAACGACCTGGAGCAATTTCACGACAAACTTCAATCATAACACCAGCTCCGGTATCATCTGTATTACCAGCACCCATAACAGCAGGGAAGGTATTTGTAATGTTCTTAACCCTCAGTGCACATCCATCATTAATAAGATCTTTAACAAACTTTACAATTTCATCAGACGATTTTTTAATAAAGTCATGCTTTAGGGCATTATCCTTAAATTTAACAATATCGCTAACTTCAAAGCCTCCGCGGTTTGTGCACCTCATCCAGCTTTCATAGAGTTTTAAGAACTTTTTATTCATCGTTAATTATTTATGTCTTTGTCGATTGTTTTCAAAAGACTTTAGAAGTAATAAATACTTATGTGGCAACTATCAAGTTAACTTCGCTCATTGACAGCCCTCCTAAAACCTACGATAATTGGAGGTATACAGATTTACATTTAGATTTCAACCCTGTCTATAAAAGAGCTCCATTCGGTCAATTTACGCGTAATAATGAAGTATTACGTGAAGGTGAAATAGTAGACATAGCAGTAGATCATGATTTAGGAGCAATAAAAAATTCATTAGTTAATTTATTTTTAACTATACCTGGTCAAAAAATCTTAAACCCATATTTTGGTATTAATTTACTTAGATATCTTTTTGAGCCATGTAGTGTGAGTATAGCGGATTTAATAGGTAATGAAATAGTAGCAGGTATTACAAAATTTGAACCGAGAGTTATTTTACAAAAAGTTCGTGTAATAGCTGACCCGGAAAACAATCAATATATAATAACAATTATTATTTCAATTCCTACAGTAGATACTGGTAGTTTACAACTAGTGGGTAAATTAAGTACTTCAGGCTTTGTTTTTGTTTCATAATTTATGGCTAATACTACACAATATAATGATTTTAATTTACCCATAGACGGGTATGCTGCGTTTGATGCTTTAAGCCTAAAAAATTTAATAATCAAGCGCTTAAATTCATCTAATACATATACAGATCAACGCTATGAGGGCAGCAATCTATCAGCAGTGATTGACATTATTGCTTATGCATATCATGTTCTATTGTTTTATCTAAACCGTACAAGCTCAGAAAGCACATTTACTACTGCTGAGCTTTATGAAAATGTCAATAAAATTGTTAAATTAATAGGTTACAATCCAATAGGTAAACAGACATCAATTTTACCATTCAAAGCTACAAGCAACGGTAATCTTGAAGTAGGTACATTTACAATTCCTAGATATTCTTTCTTTAATATTAACGGTACAGTATATTCATTTAATAATGATATTACATTTACAAATCCTAGTAGTAAGCAGGGATCTTTAATGGATCTTCAAGATAATAACTTACTCTATCAAGGTGTATATACTGAATATCCTTCTTATTTTGCTACAGGTGCACCTAATGAAACTATAATCATGGCACTTACCGATCCTAATGGTCAAAACATTAGTATTGATCATTTTAATATAGATGTTTATGTTAAGGATAACAGCGTAACAAACGCTAAATGGGTAAAATGGACAGCAACACAATCTTTATTTTTAGAGCGCTCAAACGCAACAAAATATGAAATAAGACTCAATGAAAATAGTAGATATGAAATTAAATTTGGTGATAATATAGCTGGTAAGCAACTATCACTAAATTCTGAAGTTGCTATTTATTATCTACAAACTGCAGAGGCGAAAGGTGAAATCGGACTCGGCTTGCTCGATAATAAGCTACTGTATTTCTATAAGACGACAAGATATAATTCTATTCTTGCAGATACGTTCTCTGTCAATCTTACACCTCTAACACAACTTCAGTCTAAAAACATTTTGTTTACAAATACTGAGTCTTCTACACAATTTATCGATATTGAAGATGCAAACAGTATTAAATCTAATGCACCAAAAACATTTAGAAGCCAGTTCAGACTTATAACTACCGATGACTTTATAACATATATAAGTAAAAACTATAGTAATATTATTTCTTCTGTTAAAGTTGTTAATAATTATGATTATATCTCAGGTCATATGAAATACTTTTTTGACTTGGGTGTAACAAATCCTAATAACGAGTCACGTGTACTTTTTAATCAGGTTAAATTTTCTAATACTTGCAATTTTAATAATGTATACATTTATGCAGTACCTAAATTAATTAAAACATCATCTCTTAATACTAGAACAAATTATCTCAATAATACACAAAAGCAGTTAATTATTAACGAACTACAAAACGTAAAATTAACAACTGCAGAAATTATAGTAAATGATCCTGTATATACTGCAGTAGATCTCGGTATAGCGGCTGTAGATGAAAAGCTTTTACCTTCTATATCTGATACCACGAATCTCGTTATAACAAGATCATTTACTTCAAAAATAGACGAAGCACATATAAAGCAAGTAATTTCTAGCATTTTTACAAAATATTTTTCTACTACAAATGACAATCTTGGCTTAAAATTATCAATTACTGATCTGACAAATCAAATATTAGCTATCGAAGGTGTACTTAATATCAGCACTCAACGCACGATTAACGGTGTATTAAACACCGTACCTGGTATAAGTCTTATGCTTTATAATCCTGTATATTCGGATACAGATATAGTTATTATAACACAAGATATCAATTTACCGTATTTTAAGTTTCCATATCTCAATAACCAATCAAATTTTGCTAACAAGATAAAGGTTATTAATTCAAATACATTGAGTATATAATAATGTGTAACAATGTCAACATATCTTAAACAAACCCATATTCTTTATAACGTTGTTGATTATACAAATCAAAATGTACTGTCTACCTATTCACTTTCTTCTACACCATTAAAATTTATTCCTGATTTTACAACATCTAATTTACTATCAGGTACAAGAGTCTTTTCAAATAAAATATTGAGATGGGATTTCGGTGATGGTAATTTTTCAAATGAACTAACACCTATTCATTGGTATAAATGGCCTGGTCAGTATGCTGTAGCGTTAACGGTATATGATAATTACGGTGAGGCTTACGATAGTACCTATAACACTACTATTAATGTCTATGATTTTATATCTACAAAAATTGACTATATTGATACCGGTAAAATAATTTTTGATATACCTGCAGGTCAATTATCAGACCCTATAGATATCAATACCTACAGTAGCTGGCAGAATACAAAATATATAACAAAAAATGGATTTACAGTAAACTTATATGCGTCTGGCGCAAGAGGTGATTATGAATATATTGATAATGTTTTAAAGGATAAATGGACACATTTACGCTCTCTTAGCAGATTTTACACACTATCGACAGTTAATAATAATGCTTCATATACACCTATCGATAAATTATATATTAATCCTATACCTGTATATGCAAATATAGAAAACAACAATATACAAATTTGTGAACCCGATGCCCCTGGTGCCTTATTAGTAGGCTTAACAGGCACAGGGCGATTCTGGTATACTGATGATAGACCAGGACAACTTACAACAGAAGATAATCCTATTTTTATTTTTGCTACACTTGATAATAAAGGATTTAATGACAGCTTCACTATAAAGAATAATTCTTACGATGTAATATCATACCCGCCTGCAGGATATCAAACCATAGAACCTGTAGTAATTTCAAATATTAAAATCAGATTTAACCCTGCTGCAAGACTCACCGTAACAACAACAGGTATAGATGGAGAAGGTAATGAACCTATAACATCATTTGATATACCTGTTATTAGCTGGCAGAACACAGATATTCCATATATAGTAAAATTTAAAAATCAAAATAGTTATACAACAAAAAATTACCCCCCACTCTCTTCCTCTAGTGTCACAAACGTTGTATATGATTTAGATATACCGTATTATAATTTACAAACCGGTATTTTATATAAAGACGAATCTGGGATATATCAACCGTTAAGCGGTGTTACATTTTATGAAGATTTTAATGAAAATTCACCTCAATCGCTAGGAGCGTTTTATAAAGGGTTTTTTATACCAACACAATCTTCTGAAAATTGCGTTCTCACGGCATCTATTACATTATTGGAACCTGTATATTATGCAAAAGATGCACTTGTAGGTTGGATATCTGTACCGTCATATAGCTCAGCTTTTCAGATTTTAAGAAGCAGTAATTATTCAGGCTTCGATAATAGTGTATCTGTATCATTCATAGATAATAATCCCTTTGTAAACACAGAAACTAATTTTGGTATATACGGTATAACTGTGGCACCCTCTGGAGCAACAAGTAATCTTGATTATCAAACTTGGTTTGCTGACGCCTATAATGATACTATCATAAAATATGATATATATGGTAATTTACAATCACTATATTATACAACAGATATAAACAATAATAAAACATATTTTTATAATATACCACTATCTGCAGCACCAACTATCGTAAATAACGTTGTTACGTTCGTTGATTATAGATCACCAACACTCTCAATAGCTACACCAACACAAATAGCACTCGACAGTTATAGTGACCTCTGGGTTTCTCTTGTAGATAGTGGTTATGTATTAAAGATTAATAATACTACAGGTTATATTGTTTGTGTTGCGGTACCAAGTGGTACTAATCTAGATCTCTCATTAAGTGGTAGCTACAATCAATATAATGGCGTCGCCGGTGATGGCTTATTTGAACCATCATCAGTAGATACTGATTTAGATAATAATATCTGGGTATGTTATACTAATCCTGCATCCGCTATGGTGATAAAATACCGTGGTATAGGTAATTTTACGTTAAACGCTGATATTCTCAATACCATAACCTTTCCTACAAATATAGTACCAGATGAAGTTTTTACAGATAGAAATAGAAATGTCTGGGTAACCACAACAAATTACAGCAGCAATAATAACACATTTGATACACGTAATGACCTCCTTTACAAATTTGATATAGAGGGTAATCTCTTACCGGGGTACCCTTTAAGCGGGTTTAAAGGCTTTGCTTATATTACAATAGACGTAAATCAAAACGCATGGATTGCACATGGCAGAAATCTAATAACAAGAGTAGATGGATTAACAAATGTAATAACTAATTATTCACCCTTTATTGATGCAAACAATACCGATGGTAATATAACAGATTATATTTGTAGTATAGGTGGTATAACAAGTGACACAGCAAATAATCTCTGGGTAATTAATAATTTTAGTCAAAAGCTGTGTATATTTGATATTAAAAATGCTACAGATAAAGTATTACCAATAAAAAATGTATTCGAGCTTAATTACCCTACATCTGATATATTACCTATTAGTAGTTACAATACGCCGATAGATATATCTAATCTACCTTACAGTAGCACAGGTGTAAAAGAATTCAGAGCTTACGGTGATTGGAATGGATTTAGATGGATAAATAAATATTCTGCACCACAGAGTACTGTAAGAACAATAACAGGTTCATCAAATCTATTCAACATTTACCCCTCAACAGGTAAAGATAATATCTCTAAATTAAATGAAAATTGGAATGCATCTGGATACTATAACAACCTTAGATATCAAGAATCGTTAGTTGATAAAAATGTATTTTTTAATGATTTTCTTGGTGTAATTTTAGGCAATATTTCAGCTCAACCTTATGAACTAGGCAAAACAATTTACGAAAAGATTGCTAATTTTACAGATAATAACGCTGATATTAGTAAATGTAATTTAGAAACTCTCTTAGCATTTTGTGCAGAATTATCAGTAGAATTTGAAAACTATAACTATTTATTTCCACCACAATTACGTAGATTAATTGATCTTTATTCCATAAAACAGAGTTTATTGTGGGGGGGAATAAATAACTACTCAACAAATTTTGATAAAAGGGGTACACAGTTTGCAAACGGGTACTATGGTATAAACCTAGGTTCAAAAATAGACATAAATACCGGTATTATTACAGTAGGGACACCTATTGTTGCTTTTGAAAAATTTTCACAAAACTATCTATTAACAAATACAAATTTATTTGATAATATAGGTAAAAGCTTGCCGCTTTCGAGCTATAGCGTCGACTGGGGATGGAATCTTGTGGATAATAATTCTTCTGGTGTGGTAATAGGTGAATATTATGATTTTTATCAATATATACCTGTACAGAGTAATGTATATCAAGATGGTATTATAGATTGGACCAATACAGGTACAACACTATCACCAGTAAATAGTTCCTTTGAAAGCTGGAGCAAAACAAATGGTATAGTACAAACAGGTATAAGTTACGAATTAACAAAAGGCATGAAGTTATTTACATCAGCTGCAAATATCGTATACAATAGCTAAGTATTGTTATGGCGGAAAATAATATTTTTATTGATGAACGGTTAGAAAACTCAATAACATCCTTGACGCCTGTAGTTAATCCAATCGACAATACGACCCCTCTTAGCTTTACAGATTGGTTAAAGTATAATACTAAGCTATTTACCACTACACAGGAGTTTCTTACAAGATATCAATCATATCTTGTTAATTGGTATGAAGTAAAGGGTATATCACAAGATACCGCCTCAACGGATATTATTAATCTTTACACTAATTTAATTAATACTATTATAATTGATTATTCGTCAGCTGATGAACAGAGATTTTTAAAAAATATAGATGTAACAAATAGCCGTGAACTAACAGTAGCTATACCTTTTTTCGCAAAAAAAATAAAAGATATATGCTTGTATTATAGTACATTACGCGATCAAGTACAAACCACGGCTGTACAGTATAATTTAAAGGGATCTAATACTGGTATTGATAATTTGGTCTATGTTACCATTAATAGAAGTCTCCAATCACAGGATATAGTTAATCAATTTAGTACATTAAATTTAGTATTATCTGATATAGGTGCCAACATGTATATAGATATTGAAGATCTATATGATACATACTCACACTACTATGATTTAAGCCCTATTCTACCTGCATCATCATATGATGTAAGTGTAGGTGATAGAGAAAAATATTTTACCTTCAATCAAGAAGATATAGATCCTTTACAGTTTATAAATAGCAATCAAAGCATTGTAAGAGCCATATTATCATATCCTTTTTATCTAATTGAATTAGGAGATAATTTTACCATCGATCCACAAGTCAATTCAAGTCAACTTAATCTTCTTAAAGACCGTGACTTTATTAGTACAATTAATAATGGTGATAATACTAATCTAAACATTATCAATCAAGCAACACTCACACAGGAATACATGGGTGTAGATTTTTATTATATTGCTACAGGTACTACAACAACACAATATACATCAGGGCAGCTTTTTAATGCCACGAGCAAATTTGCAAATATTCTTAATAAAAGATATCCCTCTATTGCCGCTATACCTAGCTCTGAATTTTTAAAAACAGCAAAAGAGATCGGACTCTTTTTTAAACCCGATAAAATCGGTCTATCTCAATTTACAAATTTTAACTTTAGAGCAGAAGTGGATTTAGCTAATCTTACACCCAATACACTCTATTACTTTCCTGACCCTACCAAATACGGTAATATTTTAGGTAATACTAAATTAGAATTTAAAACACCATTTAAATTTTTTGAAGATAACTATTTTAATAAGATAGACTTTTCAAATCAATTTTATTTTGGAGATGTTTATTCTCACCCTTTTCATCAAACACTAAGAGCATATCAAACACGAGAACAATCTCTTGACTACTCTGATTCAGGCCTTTCAAGATATATAGATTCGCAAGATTTTTTCACAGGTACATTTGATACGATTTGGAGTCATCCGGATATATATCCTCTTAAGTCCGTAAGTCAATATCCAATACAAGAGCGTCTAGCCAGTCTCTTAGGTACCGATAAAACATTATTTCAATATAAAACCGATGTATACGGGAATGAATATGGTTTATATAAACCAACAAATATCAAACAACCCGTCCTGAGACCTGATAAAACAACATATATCGATTATATCTTTAATGGGTTCAATTTTACAGATTTAAATTACGGAAATGCAAACCCTTCATTAAATTATTCAGGATTAACAGCTTTTGCACCTAATAGTTTTAGTGGTTACAGTAATGTTGACACTGTTGCTTCCTATACATTTGCTGCAAACCAAGCTACTGTAGATGCCTTTATTTCATATGATAATACAACTTATGAATGCTTAATTCGTGATGGTTTATATTTTACAAAACCTAATAATAATCTATTACCTGACTATCCTAGTGATAGCTTTTTATATGATCCTGAAAGCGCATTACTTTATTATAATGAGTTAGTTGACGGTGCCCCTTCCTTTGTAACAAAACATCATGTATCAAATCATAGCGTATCTGCATATGCAGATTTTACTATCAACCCTACAACTATAGCAGAATATATTGATTATGATGGAAATGCTTTTTATATAGATAGTTTAAGCGCTGAACCCTGCACACTCCAACCTTATACATTTAATTACACTGAACCTACAAATTTTTTCGATATACAGTTTCCCTACACTAACACAGAAGTTGATCTCTCTCTATCTGGAAAAAATGTAAATCGGGCTAGTTTGTATTATATGCGTAATATTGAACACGGTGATTTGTATATAAGAAATGCTGATAGTACTATAATTGAACCTGCATCTGCTGCTCTCAGTGCACTTTTTATAAAATACCCAACAAACATACGCAACGAATTATATAATAATATTATTAATATAGATGTTTATTACGACACAATTCAAATTGAAACAGATAATTATCTAGTTTTTGATACTATTAAATACGATTATACAACAAATAGTATTATAGGATCTGAAAAAGCATATACTGTATTATATAGAGGTATACATACAGAATTAGAAAAAATATCAAACGTTTGGTTTGATGAAAGCTTGAATCGACTATTCTATTGTAAAACAACTCTCTTTAGAGAATTTAGTGCTTCGAATGATAAAGCTATATATCCTGAAATCTATACAATAGATTTAGCAACTAGACAAATAGTACAAATATATCCACCAAAAGTAAAAGAGAGTTTAATTTTTAATGATGTTAATCAATTTTCATTATATAATAAAATTATTGAACTGAATATAGTGAGGGTTGAAAAGCCTGTACTCAGTTATAGTACAGAAACAGGGTTATTTACTATAACCTATCTTGGTAAGGATACAGCTAACTGTTTTTATATAGTTACAACACGCTTCCAGTATACTGGTACACAAGTTAATATAATATCATGTACATTACATACACCTTCTTCTAATGTCTACAATATTACCTTTGCAAGCCCTATTCATGATATATATCTCGATACCAATACTATCATTGGAACTTCAACAGGCTATGTAGATAGTAATGATAATACACTAGTATGGGGTCAGGTGTAAGAATACAATAAAATTAAGATTTATACATGTGTCGCTTAGGGATATAAGCGCCCTTACCTTCTGCAATAATTTGTGACCGTGTTTTGTAAACTGTGTCAACTTTTAGAGAAACAACATCTACTTTTTTACCGAAAAATTTATCGGCTACATTTTTAAAGGCTTTTATAAGTTCTGTCATCGTCTCTTCAATTAATTAGTCTCTAGAGAAGATTTTTTTTAATAATTTTATGACAATGTTAAAAGATATTTCAATCTATTTAAAACTGTAAGCATTTCATCTCTTATATTAAGCAAATCAGAATCCATTACACCATCTAATTCATTATTAAGGGAAATAAGATACTCTATATAACTGTCTAATGTTGTAGAATATTGATCGTCAAGATTTTCAAGTTCTATATTATATGCAATTTTTGCACGTGATTTACCATACTTACCCATATATACCTCGATAAACTTATCTATATGACCATCTAACTGCTCATATGCCTTACCAAAAGCTTTATGTTGTGCATAGCTTTCACTCTGCCAGTGAAAAATTCTTAGCTGATTTTGAATTCTAAGAAATGGAGCGAATAGCTTCATTAGTCGGCGTAATATAAAATAGCAGAGCAGGGATTAGATCCTGATACTGCAGTAATAGGAGCATCAATACGAACACCAGCAGGCAATGAAATACCCTTTAAGATGTCGTTTTGTGTATATTGTGCTGTAATACCAGCTAATGTAGTTGTCGTGAGTGGTAAAATTGCACTAAAATTACCTACAAGATAACCTCCAGCTGAAAGATAGGCAAACCCCCCGCTACCTAGAGTATTTGTTTCATAGGTAAGTACAGCATATTTAGGATATACATCAATAGACGTAAGTGGAGGTACACCTACATTATCCTTAAATGCATTTGACGCGTCAAGATAGTCAGGATTTATTACTGAAATTGCAGGAAATCTTGTATCCCCATCAAGTCGAACAAACTTACCATATTCAATAAGCTGTGGGTTAGCAACAACATTAGACACACTTGTAGGAGAAGACATATAAATTATTTATTGCTCACGACAATAGATCCCCACTTTTTTAATGGGCATTCCGTCGTAATCATCTTTAATTTAACCTCAAGAGAACACCCACAAATTCTACAACCACCAGTGTTTAAATATACATTTTTATCGTATCCCTCTTCACATTTTTCACATAGTGCCATTCTCTCCTTAAACTGCTCGGCTGTAGTCAAACCAAAATCATTCCTCACCCATTCCGCTATATCTTCTGTAACGGTCTTAATTTTATTGAACAGAGAAGGCATAACAGAGTAAAGCTACCGGATCATTTTGTGTAACAGAAGGAGATTCTACAGCTACACTGTTTTCGTAATCACCATAAGGATCATTACTCACTGTCTGTGGTATTTGAGAAACCTGTTGTTCAATTATAGCATAGGGAGAACGTTTAATTTTTTCTAAAATTAATGTCAATAATTGGTTTGCTACGATATCTGACATACCAAAATTAACAAACTCAATAATATCTTGTTTTGTAAATTTACCCTTTAATACTTCGAATGGATTAGCATAAGAACCAAAGACAAAATGAGGTAAATACTTGTTAGCTAATGCAGCACAGTCTTTAATTACATGAAAAGCGGCAGGTGTTTTAATAGTTATTCCAGTCTCAGGAGATTCAGATGCCTTTTTAGAAGGACCGTACAGCTTAGCTTCTTTTATCTGACTATTTTGTATAATTATTTCGATGAATTTCATAGTGTTTAAGCATAGTTAAAATTTCATATTTCATAAACGACATTGGATAGTAATAAAACTTCTCAGTATTTCTATCATAATGCATAACTCCGAGTGTATTTAACCTACGACCTGTAATATTTTGAAACATAAAGGCATATAGAGATAATTGAAGACTATAGATAGAGTATTCACTGGCTGTTAAATGGTCTAAAGGATATAAGAGGTATTCATTATATTGATTAAAGAATGAAAACTTCTTATTGGTTTTAAGATCGAAGATGCTAAATCCACCGTTTTTGTCAATTCTTATTAAATCTGCAGTACCTGCTAGCCTATGTTCATGTGAATATACTTGATGTTCTATAAGAAGTTCGTTTTTTCGCCTATCAATAACGTCTAAATCTAGATAAGCTTGAACAAAAGTCGTGTATTCCGGTTTAAATGTACCGGTTTTTAGATACGTCTCTATTACTGAATGTAATTCTGTACCGTAATCCTTACTCTTATCATTATCTTTTTTCCACCTCTCCTGCACTTCTTCCTTTGTTGTCCCCTCTCTTTCAGCTATTCTTCGAGCAGCAGAGTCAGAATCAAAAGGCTTCTTAAACTTATGTATTAAAGATGTAGCAGACGTATAGACCTCACCTGTAAATTCATTTTTATAGGAATGTAATATAGGATCAAAAACAAGCATTAACTTATGTTAATGTAATTATACTGTAAAATCAAATTTTTTTCTTCTTTGCCTTTGGTTTAGATGTTTTAGGCTTTATATCTTCTTGTTCATTTAAAATATATGTACAGGTATAGCCTGTTTTAATCTCTGTTTTATGTACAAGGTTAAATTGTAGACTCAGTAAACGCTTGTTTAAAGCTGAAAACCATTGTTTCTTAACATTTATGATAACACTATTCTTACTATGATCAACAAGAATAGCGTCAGTAAATTCTTCACAAATTGCCGAAACGATATCGATAATATGCATACATATATTTAATCATTCTATAGGTACACTATATCATTAAACCCCACATATCATGTAGGTCTATCTGTGTTCTTTACAGTTTCTAAATTAGCAGATAATTTTTCATAAAGAGATGTAATAGACTCTCTATTTTTTTCATCTAAGTTAAAAACACTTAAAAAAGTTTTTGTCAAAGTTACGAGATTTTCAAGATCTATAATTGAAAGTTCAATTGTTGAATCTACACTTGTATTTTCGCTCATATATATTATTATATATCTGTAACATTCTAGAAAGCCATGTATATTTTTAATATAAAACCAACTCCGAAGTCGATCGATTGGTTTAAAGATAACGATTACGACGTAAAGGCTATAGGTGCTGCATTGTCTCTTCTTTATTCAGAATTAGAACCTAGTATACAGAACAGAAAGATTACTTTAACTATACAAGTTGTAGAAGGAGCTGAGAAAAGTACATATATGTTTACAACAAACAAGATATGGCTATGCGATGAACCAGAAATCAATGCAAAATCCTCTAAACAAAAAACAATAGCAGTTTTTTCTCATTTTTTACATGAGTTCCGCCACTGGATGCAAAGTAGAGTGTATAAAATAAGTGGAACTAAGCTTTCCTATAATGAGGAAGATGTAGAACGTAATACTAATGCCTATTTTAAAAATAAATACGAAGTTGATGCACGTAGATTTTCAAAACAATATATTTCTAAATTTTATAAATACTATAAAGCATTTAAACACTGATAAAGGAGCTCATATAGGCACTCCATATTTTTTCAAGAAATTTTATCCTTAGTTTTGCTAAATCACACTTCTTACATCCCGAATCCACTAAATTTTTTTCTTCTGATTGATATTCAATACGTAATTGCATGCAGTTCTTTATCGATTCAGGACACGGTTTACTAGAATCAAAAAATTCATCATACAAGGACATATTATATACAGGTTTCTACTAATTTAGCTTCAGCTTCCCTTCTTTCAATGAGACCATCCAACCCTTTACCTTGCCATATTCTTTTCATTTTTCTAAGCTCTTCAGCTATACCTTTATAATCTTTTTTAGGGATTAAATTTCGAATATTGCGCATTTCTAATCTACTATCACCCTTTATACTACTTCCGCGATTAAAAATCAGTGAAACAATTGCACCGTATGCATTGTTACAAAGCTTATCTAATCCTGGAAATGTTTTTTCTGCTAAATTTGCAAACTTAGGCCAAGTCAGGGTTTCAAATATTTCTCTCGCCTGTTCCCAGGAAACAATTATACCTGCCTCTCTTAATGTTTTTGTGTATTCTTTGCCTGTGGTACCTGTTTTTCCGCTTGCCCCTTGTATCAAGTTAATCTGATCGGCTGGTAAGAAATGAAATATATTTGATAATTCATCTTTTGTATAATATCCACAATCTACACCGATGCCTACTGTCGGTCCTGATGCACCACCGGGCCAGGTAAATTTTGAGAGGTACTTGTCGTAGTATGTTTTACCTCCACCTACTTCATAATCAAACAATAATTTTAATGTCTCTGGAGATGGTGTTTTCATTGTATTATATAATCATCTTCTTTTGCATTGTGAGTAAGGTTTTCAACAACCTCTTCTTTCATTACTTCTGTAACACCTTCAATACTAGCATCAGAAGAGCTATTATATCTCAAATCCACAGCAGCTTGTACTCCGAGATATGAAGCAATAATAATTGCAAATATTTCTATTGTTTTAGAAAAGATAGTTACAAATGCTGAAACATGTTCTGTTGTTTGTATATTTAATAAAATAGCAACACTTGAATAGTATAGAATACCAAGCATTAAAACTGATGTAAAGATAATAAAAAACTTTTTAGAAGAAAGATGATTCGTCTCTTCCATTTTTTTCTTTAAATACGCAGGTGTATTAGGTGGAGCCTTACCGTTTTGTAGAAATGCACTAGCAGATTGAACTATATTGACAACATTCTGCCACATATAGATATTTATTATCTAAGATGAAATAGTAAACACTTTCCAACCATTAAGCCTAATAATAGACTCCAAAGATAGATAGCGCGTTGAAGATAGATAGCACGTGTACGTTCGTCGTCAATCATAACAATATACCCTAAAATAGGATACCAATGAGAAAGCCTAGTATGAATATAGCAATCGCAATTGCAGTCTTTGGATTATTAGATATCCAAAGTGTTGTATTATTAATACTGCTGGAAATAAATTGTAAAATTTTATCCATGTATATATTTAATCAAAAAACTATCAAAAATTTTAAAATAATGCAAACCTGCTGATTTTCAACCAGATATATCCAACAATACCTACAAGCAAGACACCAATAGCCAGGGCTTCTTTAAAGATAATAGCATCTTTCTTATAAATTTCAGATTGAAGATGATTAAGATCTTTCACCATCTTATCATGCATTTCATTTTGCTTGGCTAATTCCTTATTATTTGTATCAAGCTGTTTAACCATATTCTTATTATCTTGTTCAAGCAGCTTTTTAATTTCTCTATCCTTCAATAAGCTCTGATATTCCGTAGATCCGACAACGATTACTTTATTATCCTTATATTGCTCAGGTACAATAACAACCCTCGTCTTTCCTGCTGTTTTTGCTGTTTTAATTACATCATCAGCCTGATAGACAGCACTTATTTTAATAGGATGCTTTGGAGGGTTGATAAACTTCGTTGTTTCGTTAGAATAAAAATAAGCTAAATCAACTCTTGCGTTATTTAAGGAGTCGTTTGTCGCGTATACGTTTTGTTTTATAGCCTCAGATTGCTTTTCTGTATAGAGAATACAACTAGGAAGCAAAAACAATAATGCAAGTAAAGATATATACTTCATATTATTAATTATATTCAAATATAGGTACAATCAACTCTTTTATATTAACCTGTTACGCTCTATAATTAGTATCCTATTGCAAACCAATAAAACCCCCAAATACCGTTGTTCACACCGGCGCCACCATAATCCACGTAAAAGTTTAAGGTTGTGGCATTAAAGTTTATTATTTCTAAAATACACTGACCCTTCGTTGATGCTTGGGTTGGATTACTCAACGTACAACTTACGTTTAGACAAGCAGTTGGAAACGGTACCGGAAAAGTATAGGTTTGTGCTGTATCTCCAGATGCATATCCTGTATTATTGAATCCCCATTGCATTATTATACCACCAGGTAGTTGCTGGTAACCATTAGTTGTTTTCGAGGACTGAAATTGATTATTTAAACTAGTAAAAAGATTGAGTAATGTTTGCGTATCAACAGCGTTTTGTGATATAGTCTGTATTAAAGCATATTTAATACAGGGAAGAAGTGCGACGTTTTTTGGTCGTGTTTCAATGTCACCTGTTGAATTGAGATTAGCATAACCTGTGGCTATAGATACAGTACCATCATCTTCACTGGCAGCAAAATAATTGTGCCCGCCTCCTGTTACTTGTTTTTGAGAGGTTCTTAACGTAGCCGTAGTCGTAGAATTGGGATGTCCGTGACCACTATCTGTATGGGTATGGCTTTTGAAGCTATCTTCTTGATATGTGCCAAATGCTCTACCGTAATCAGCTTGTCTACCATTAGACCAACCTCTTATAAATTTACCAAGTAAATCAGGTAGCATAAAAGAATTTACACCATCACCTCCAAATCTAGTACCTATAACATTAAAGAGATCTGTATATGGAGCAGCAATTTGTAATGTTCTACCGTCACATATAAACCATCCCTCTGGCGCAGTAGGAGCTGCAAACCATGCAACAGTACCTAAAGGTACATTGTCAACAGGTGTCACTGTAGGTACACTTATTGTTATTGAATTACCGGTGGATGATATACTAACGTTATTACCAGCTTTAAGATTAATTGCTGTTAAACCTGATGTACCAGTATTACCTAGAAATTGATTAGGCCCTGGAATCAAAAGACCAGTGAGACCAACACTAGTTGATCCAGGATTACATACTACCTGATTTATATTAATAATGTTATCAGTAGGATCCCCAGCACTGTCTGTAAAATTTCCTTTAATTGAATTTTTAGGTACAGTAATGAGCTCAGCGTTAATTACCTTAGTTGCCATTTGTAATATTATTTATTGTCTAAGCCCCGGAGAGAGTATCTACAATTAAGGGATCATGATCCACTTTCACACCTAACAAAAGAACGTTATTTTTGAAGGAATCAATATTATTGTTATAAACATCTGTTGCACCGGGTCTCTGAATAAAGAACCTACATAAATTTCCACGACTAATGCCTTGAAACAAGTCTGACAGTGACGGGAATAAGGTTGTGTTAACAATATCAGGGGATGTTATAACATCACTTACTGAGACAGTAAGCGTTGTATCTATTTCCATTGTGCCACCATCGCCGAGAACAGTACCAGCTATTTCAAAATTTACACCACTGAGTGCATTAATCGCAGGGGATTCAGCAAACCCTGCTATACGCGCAAGATTATACCTAATATTACCATTAACATTAGTAAATGCGTCAGCTATAAGAACACCAGATAGTGGATTTGTATACGGGATTCTTAATAGTTGATTATTAGAAGTAAAATTCGTATTAACACGTGGAAGCCACTCTGATAATACGTTATCTTGCCCGACACTATTAGCTTTTGAAAGTGCTGCTAAGTTATAAACCTGCTTATTGTTAATTGTTCTAAATTTACCCGAAACATACACGGCAGAAAGACCCGGTGTTACACTATTATGCATTTCAATATCAGAAACATAACGACCACCACCGCGAACATCGAGATCCCAGGTAGTGACTAGAGGGGGTGATTGTGTGCTTATCGATAGATTAAACGCAGCAAGTGTCGATTTACGGGTTGGTGTACCTGCTCCTGCTACTTTAAAATAATTAAATCTACCACCGGTATACAGTATGAGTTGATCGGGTGCTGAATCAACTTTAACTTTGTAAACATAATCATCAAAAATAGGCTGCCAATCAGTTAGAGTACCTGGTGAGGTATCTGTACGGTGTGCTGTAGCATATTGTCTTGTTCTTGTCGTTTTTGTCGCTCCAACAAGATGTCTCCCACCTGCAAATAAAACATTATTATAATAATCTAATGTATAGATTCTATACCTCCCCCCTCCATACGTTATACTATTATTTACATTTGTTGTAAATGTAGTATCAATTGCATTACCAGAATCAAGAGCAGACATGTCTATACGCGTTAAACCTTTCATGGAATAAGACGTTCCACCTGTTCCCTGTTTACCGGAAGTCATAGATCCACCGACGTAGAGATACTTACCAGCGGATAGGAGATCACGAACCGTTTCATTTCGTTCAGAGAAAAAGAAGGGATAATAGTTATTCGTACCATTAAGATTCGACATATCTATAATTGTAAGCCCGCTACCGTAGGTAGGATGTGTAAACTCTCCACCAATACATAGATATGTCTTTGAACCATATACAAACTGCTGTATGGCCCAAACGGTATTATTAAATCCATTTGTATTAAGAATATACGTACCCGTACTGGTTCCAGGAACCGATGAAAGTGCACCTAATGTACCTAACCCCCGGTTTGAGCTCGGATATGCTCCACCTTTGAGATCAATGACAGCGAATTTATTTCTTACAGTACTACCTATTTTTGAAAAATCACCCCCTACATATAAAATACTACCATTAGCATCTAAATACTGTGAATATATAGCTCTGTTTGGTGTGATAGGACTATACGAACCAGTTTTACCTGAACTGTTTGTTGCAAAAACTGTTACCGGAGACTGTGATAGCGATGTAACTGTCCAATACAGGGTAACAGAAGGTGTATAGCCTGTATCAGAAATCGTTTCAAAAGATACAGCAGGCTTGTTTGTTTGTGCTATATTTGTTGACGGTAAACTATACATATTTATTAATGTACCGTCAGCTGTAGGGTATACTGCAGTTTTAGTAGAACCAGAAGGCCTAAGTTGTGTATAGTCAACAAATTTTAAGGAATTGGTATTAGATATAATAGTACCACCTGTTTGTTGATCAACTGTAAGAGTTATACCGGTACCGGGTTCAAGAATTAATGACGGTGATACATCTAAGTTTAGATTATAACCATCTGATTGAAGAACGAGGTTATCGCCTGTTGTTAGGGATATAGCTGATAAGCCAAATCCTGCATTACCGATAAAACTACTACTAGTACCTACAGTAACCGATTGTATATTACCGTTATTGTTAACGATTGCTTGATTAGTACCTAAAATTAATGACGTAAGACCGCTACCGCTATTACCTAAAATTGTATTAGCGCTTAACGTTACACCCGCTACCGTAGTACCATTTTTATTACCAAGTACTTGGTTAGCACCGAGTGCGACGCTCGTTCCTGTCGCAGTTGAAGCACCTGGATTAGCATATACACTATAAGGATTCAAGATAACATTTGCTGCATCTCTTGTAATTGGTACATATGCTAAAATAACCACCTTACTACCAGCAGGCGGTGGTGTTGTGAACGTAATTTTATAGGGTATATTATAGGGATTAATTGTATAGTCCTTACCAGGCTCTTGTATTACACCGGTTATATCAACACGATAATTATTAGGATCTGTTGCAAGATTGGTATACCCTTGTAACAAAAATTCATTAGCGGCACCATCTACACCGTTTGTATTATCAAATAAAAATTTAATTGGTGTCGTTAATTGTGTAAAAAAGGCTAAATTAATTAAATCATCACCACTTATTGGTACAAAAGAGCTCTTTGCCCTCTGTGCACTTAATGTACCATAGACGTTTAATTTATTTAACCCCGTTGAATCAGCAACCCCACCAATACCCACGTCACCATTTGCATTAATAACAAAAGGAGTATTATCATTTAATACATCATCAACTCTCAATGCATCGCCTGTCCCGCGCTGAATAATATGAACAGCAGGTGTAGCTGTGTTGATATTAGCTGTTAGTGGACCAGTTATAGTAGCATTACCTGATAGCGGTACAAAATTTGTTTGTACCCAATTATTAGCTGTTAGTAGACCAGTTATAGTACCTGATAGCGGTACTATAACTGATAGCGGTACAAAATTTGTTTGAACCCAATTTTGTGTAGCGCCTCCGCCTGATAGCGGTACAAAATTTGTTTGAACCCAATTTTGTGTAGCGCCTCCGTTAGTGGCGCCTAATACAGCATTATCAACATATGCTTTATTAGCTAATTCAAAATTATTTTGAGGAACATTATTTGCGTATAGTCGATTGGTGTTTGCAGAAACATTACCCGTCAATGTACCGCCTGATAGTGGTAGGAATTTACTATCAACGTATTGCTTGCTTACTGCTGCAGGGACACTAGCGATAGCTGTATCGACATATAGTTTACTTGTTAATTCAGAATTGTTAATAGGTGTTAGATTTGAAGTATATATACTCTGTGCATTTACATTACCCGTCAATGTACCGCCTGATAGTGGTAGGAATTTACTATCAACGTATTGCTTGCTTACTGCTGCAGGGACATTAGCGATAGCTGTATCGACATATAGTTTACTTGTTAATTCAGAATTGTCAATAGGTGTTAGATTTGAAGTATATATACTCTGTGCATTTACATTACCTATTAATGTACCACCAGATAGAGGTAAAAACTTACTATCAACATACTGCTTATTGACACCAGATGAAAGATTGGTAAATCTTGTATCCACATAAAGTTTATTTGTTAATTCAGAATTACCTGTAGGTATACCGTTAGCAAAAAATTTATTATTACCTGCAGATATATTACCTGTAATGGTAGCATTACCAGAAAGTGGAACGAAATATGTTTGAACCCAATTTTGTGTAGCGCCTCCGTTAGTGGCATTTGCAACTACACTATCAACATATTGCTTATTTGTTAATTCAGAGCTCGTAATAGGGGCATTGGTTGCGTAAATTCTATTGGTATTTGCAGAAACATTACCCGTCAACGTACCACCAGAAATAGGTAAAAACTTACTATCAACGTATTGCTTATTTGTCACATGAGTACTGTTAACCGGTGCGTTAGACGACGTAATATTACCGTTAACTGTTGTATCACCATCAATAATAGCGGTACCGCTTACGTGTAGCTTAGCTTGTGGATTTGTTATACCGATACCAAAATTTCCATTAAGTGGATTTGAGGGTGTATTAATTAAAGTGAGATATTGACTGTTAAACTCTAAAGCTCCTGTAGCTATACTAAAACTACTACCAATTTGTAGGTTAACAGCAACCCAACCCTCTTTGTTTGTATATACAAAGAGACCATTAATTATCTTACCACTACCATCTTTACGCTGATACACCATATCCCCTTGAACAATACCTGATATACTACCAGTGGAAGCAGCATCAGATAAATTTTTACCATCGATAATACCAAAATTTATATTACCTACACGTACCCCCCCTTTTGTTATACCATCTCCAACGAAAACACGGTTAGTATCTGTGGTGAGACCGAGCTCACCCTGTGATAATGTAATATTTTGCCTATCTCCGTCTAATCCTCGACGAATAATTAACTTTATTACTGTATCAGATGTAATGAGAAGAGGATTAGGCATATGTATATATTATTTTTGATGTTGGTTCTACAATCATCCATGAAACAATACTACGATCATTAATATTTGTAGAAGAAATTGTAAAACTATTGGTTGAAGTGTTTATACCGTTTAAAACAAAAGGTACACCTGGTGCACCCATAGCATCATGTATAGATACAAAAACTAAAGCTGTTTTTGTAAGAGCTGCAGGCAGTGTTAATGTGACAAGTGCTGAAGCACCAACAGTCAATGCAGCAGAACCTGCAAATGTATAGGACACAGGAATACCACCGGGTGTAATACTGTCACCTATAAAAACCCGTCCTGTATCTGTAGTGTATCCGAGCTCACCCTCATCTAGTGTAATTAATTTACGCTGATTATCTGTACCTCTACGAACTTTTAATTTAATTACTGATACTGTAGCCATCGAAATTATTTATGTTTAAACACCGAATATCAATCATCCTAATGTTATAATATATGAAGGATCAAGGTAGTTTTGTACTTCTGTGTTTAATATTTTTAAGAGATTTTTTTGTATATTAAAAATTTTTTCAAATGGTCTATTAATGATATTGTTTTGCAAAATTTCATTCATACCTATATAATTTGATATATCCTGTTGAAATTGTACTATATTAAGCTCATCTGGTAAAAGATATCTACTACCGCTTAAAAATATACTACCGGTCCCTGCATCTTTTTTAAATAAAAATTTACTAGTAATATTATCACGAAGACGCATATGATTGATTAAAAGTTTAGAAATTGCTTTATTGAATACCCAGTTTTGAAGATATTCTTCAGGGTGTATATTGATTTCATCACGCGAGTATACATCAATGCTATCATCAGTTAATATACTCAAAACATTTAAATTATCTTGATAAACAGAAAGCTTACCCATGCCGTTATTATTACTAAAAATAAAATTTAAATCGTTTGGTTGTCCGTTAATATTTGCAGAAATTGTAGCAAAAGCAGTTATAGTTTCATCTGTATCAACATTAAAGCGATTAAAGAGATAAAACCCAACCGTATCTTCCGGATAATTAACAAGTTTTTTATAAACGTTTTTATTGGTTATTATATAAAATACATTTGAATCAGATAATGAAAAAGACAATCTCTTAATTGTTTCACCTGTTTTTGCTAAATTTGAAATATCAATAACTTGCTTAGTAGTAAATTCATCATCGTATTTATAAATGAAACCAGACAACGTGAGCAAATATATACTACCATAATTATCAGCAGTTAGTTGTACAGGGTATGATGATAATAAATCTCTAAAAAGCTGATAATTGCTAACCCAGTTTAAATTTTTGTCATATTTTTTAACTGTACTATTACCAGAATCTAAAACATAAATTTCAGATTTATGATAAAGAATACTAGAAGGAGCATTAAATTTTAATTTTTCGTTGTAGGTACCAAATCCACCTATACTATTTTGATAGAGAAGCGTATTTTGTAAGACATTATCGTTAATTAAAAACCCTGATGCATCGTATTTTGTTACACTATTAGCGCTCACGTCTAAAACATATAGTGTATTATTTTCACCAAAAGCAAAATCGCTTACCCCCTGCCAATGTACTCCTGAATTATCAAAAGTAAAATTCGAACTCAATGCAGTTACTATATTGGTAAAGGTATTGTTACTATTAAACACCTGTATATTAGGACCATTAGATAAAAATATAGAATAACTGCTTAATGCATTGTTATAAACAACAGAAAGAGTATTAGCTGTATCCAATTGGTATATACCTGCGCCAGTTAATTTTCTATACCGACTTGTTTTTAAATTGCTGTACCAGTTTATATTTGTACCATTTATACCCGAGACACCCGCAGTAGCTATAGCTGCATATGGTATTATATTAGATGCTATGTGAGCTGATTTATATAGATAAAGAAAATTACTATAGAGTTTTGTTATAACATTATTAATATTAAAATTTGTAACGGTATCATTTTGTTTTATTTTAATAAATTCAAAATCTGAATAAGGTAAATTAAGTGGTAGATCTAGATATCTATCATAGATAATTCCTTCTTGTGTTATTATTTCTTGAATATTCATCTTAATTAATCCATTTAATAGTATTTAATTTTGAATAAATTGGTGCTGAGGCATTAACAGTAGTAATAATTCTTTGCTCTAGAGCCAACTTTAAATTAGGATCAGTAATACCTGTATTACGTATTACAACATTAAAGAGGGTTGATTTAATACCAGGTATATTTGCTTTAAAATATCTTTCTATCTCTTCTGTATAATTTCTTTTACCACAAGGTAGATTAAGATGTATATCCTGTATATCTCTATCTTTACGACCATGCATAATAATATCGTAATCATTAAGTGGTCTATCGTAGAGATAAAAATTTTTTATTTTTGTATTCTCTACAAGATATCTATCTTTTTGCAGGTATTGATAAAGCGGAATAGAATTATTATAACAAGATGTTCCAATAAGAAAAGGACGATAAATTAAATTACTAAATTTATATTTTCTTGGTGTAAACTGTACTTCATTTATTAACTGCCCGTTAACAAAAAAGGACATATAACCATGATAACTGTCAAATCTTACACCGAAATGATGATACCCTGGATCTAAAGCTGAAAGATTAAAAACAATTTCATTTGTTTGTGTATCTGATGTGTTATAGACATTTGTTATGACGGATTTTATATTTAAATTAGCTTCTGGATATTTGTCTTGAACATATTCTCTCAAATAATCACAATTAACGGTAGGTAATAGTCTTCCGCTTACAGAAGAGTAGATGAAACTTGAAACCGGTATACCTGTTGTATCATAAACAGCAAATTGATAATCATTAAATGAGGTTAAGTTATTTGTAGAAGAGATAATCTGCTCTCCTGTTGTCGGAGTATAACCTTTATTAGATCTATAAAAAATTGCTCTTTTATTATAGTCACTATTGACAAATTCAGAAGTAAAGTCAATACCATAATTATTAAACGTATCAATATTTTTTTGAGTTTGTATGGCATACAATATACCACTTAGTGGTGGTATCGTAAAAATTATATTATTGTTGCTTATATTATAATCAAAAATCGGCGTAAGTCTAGCATTAGATATTTTGTTTGTAACAACATAGTCGTATGGATTTTGTGTACTGCTATTGGTTAGATAAAATGTTGTTTGTGTACCATTACCTGTAACGGTAACAGATGTAGTGATAAGAGTATTGGAGGTTAATGTACCAGAGAGTATAAACTCCCGTTCAGCTGAATACTTATAGAATGTATTACCATCTAGAACTACCCATAAATAACCTTCAAAATCAATGTTGAAGTCTTGAATATATCTACCAGATGTAGACTTAAATGTTGTTAGAATAGTACTTACGGTTGTAGGATTGCTATCGTTATAAAAATTAATGTTTGTCCACGTAACAAGCGATGTATTATTATCAGTAAGATAATAAAGATTATTATTCTTTCTTCTTGTTACAGTACCTGGGGTAAAATAGAGTTTACCCTGGTAATAGTCTACAGTTTTGGCAGTATTTAGTGCATCATTACCGGCACCTGGTGCGTAAACAGTATCTACTGTTGAAAGAATGTTAGTTATGACAGTGTTATTTGCTAGATTGAGTGAGAGTACATTATTTCCTGCTCCACGCTTATAGAGAATATAGGCAGTAGTTTCAGAATAATTGAAAGAAATAAAATTTGACAGATAGGAACAATATGTTTGATTTAACAATACACCACTACGTGAGTATTGTCGAGAGTACCCGTCATTAAAAATAACTGAATAATTTTCCGTATATTGTGGTCTGATAATTGCTGTTGCAGTTGCAGGGTATATAATGGAATTTAATTTTACGAAATCTGTATTTAAAATATCTACACCTGCTAGCGTATTAACAAACAAATAAGGTGTAATTATATTCTCATTAAAAATACCAAAACCATCATTATTATAATTACCGATTATCTGATTACCGAAAGGTTTAGACCAATCATTATTGTACATATCAAATAACAATGTAAATTGACCAGAATCTTGAATTGAAGAGAGTGATGAAGTAATTGCATATCTGTTACCATCAAAAATATACTCTCTGTTATCTTTATATGTTTGATAAACGCTAGAATTATTGTTATAATAATAGTTTAAAAAGTCTTTTTCAACAAGCATACTGGTAAGCGAACCAATATAACTCTTAACATTATTTTGACCGTAGTGGTGATAGGCGTAATATGTACCGGGTTCAAAAACAAGCTCTGATGGCTTATCAAAAACAATATCTACTGTAGGGTCTATATTAAGATTATCTATTATACCCTTAAAGGCTGTGGTATATGTAATAGCCTTATAGGGTGCAGAAGAAAGTGCTGCAAAAAATGAAATTTTTGAAGGTTGGTAATAGCGATCAACCCAGATAGGAAGTGCATTAACATCTGTATTACCTGATAACCAACTACATAAAAATGTTCCTGTAGCTTCTTCACTAACTGAACCAAAAGGTGAAGTTGCAGGTGCATTTACAAGCTTTTTAAAAATTTTATCCGACTTTATAGGATGATCACCAGCAATTGCTCCTGCTTGTATGAGACCGGAATCATTAATATTAATTTTTACATACGGATAGAGATTATATGGTACATGAAAATAGGAAATTTGATCACTTTTTAGTACAATATCTGTTGTATATGACTCGTAACCAAGTGTAATATTATCGTTACCTAATTTTTGATTTGATCCTGTAAATAATTTTTTATAGTCACGAAATTCAACTTCATTTTCTTGATAATATAATGACTTGCTAGCTTGAAACGGATTATTACGTGATTGATAATTTTCAGGTGTATTAGTAGTTTTAAGAGAAAGTGCATTAAAATTAATACTATCACTCGTCAGTGTGGTGTATTGACTATTTAAAATTAAATTCGAATTAATTTGGTTGTATGATCGATTTTTATCGATATCTTGTGTATTGGTTTTAAAGTTCTTTGTATAACCGACCCATGGATCAAGGAGAATGGTGTCGTTAGGTGTCTCAGATCGCGGTATACACTTAAATACAGCTTCCGTAGGATAAGGTTCAGATGCACCAACAGAAATAGGTGCAAATGTTAAATTTGCATTTAATGGACTCGAGGGACTATAAGCAATATAATTTAGTATATCATTAAAACTCTTAAATAAGACGATGTAGTCGTTTAATGCATCGTATTCATAATAAAAAAGCTGAGGAGAGCGATCTAATAAATAATCGGTATCGAGTTTAGGGCTAAAATATAAATTACCTGCACTATCTGCTGTAAGATATCTTGTATCATAGATACTTACGTGTTCGACATAGCATAGTTGACTATTAAAAAATTTAATAGTGAACATGTATCTATTATCTATCTGTTCGTACATACCAGAAAAGGATATCTGCGCAGTAGAAATTAAAGATGATGGTTCTTGTGTGACTAGAAATTTTGTAATTTCAGTTATACCATTTTGTGCATAAGCTGCAAGATATGTTGTTATATCACCGGTCTGCGGCTTGAGATTATTAATATTAAGAATAGAAGATAGCTGGGTATTTTGTGTGAGAAATAAATTAGAATAGTTATTTATAGTACTATCTTGTGGTATCTCTAGAGCTCGAGACCAAGGCAAGGTAATACCATGCTCTGTATAGTAAGAGCCCTGAATAAAATCAGTAACCTTATCATAGCCATAATTAGCTGTTAGACCGATAAAGTTGTTAGAGCTAAGAGACACTATATCCATTTTTATTAATACTTAAGTTATTAATTTACCTTCAACGATAAATTCCATTTTTTAACAAGATATTGTTGAAGAATAATAAGCATCTCTTGTGAAAGCGGTATATTAAATATAAGCATTTCAGAAATTTCTGTACCAATAAGTGGCTGTGAATTATTATCTTGTGGGTTATAACCAATAAAGATTGGACTATTATTTGTTGTGTATGTGTATCCTTGGTTTTTACGTTGAAGTATAGTATTGTCAAATGTTGAATAGAGATTACCGTTAGTATTGCCACCTGATAATGTAACAGTAAGCAGATTATAATTAACTAAATTTTCGGAAATATTATTAAGGTTTGTTATACCGTTACCTTGTTTTATGTTAATACCATAAGGAGCAGATAAACTTATATTGAGGTTATTACCTTTAGCAAGAATAGAGCCATTGATGGAATTCGGTTTAAGCACCATTAAGAATGTATAACCGTCAATAATAGAATTAAGTGACTGTGATGAATTAGCGGAAAGAGATATATTATTTGTTATATTAATATTTTTTCTCAATGAAAGAGCTTGTCTAGGATATAAGAATGTTGGTTGCACATCACCGGAATAGAAATCATTGTTGAATCCGCTTTTATCCTTCCATCTATATACATTATTATTACTGTCTTTATAAATTGTTAGTGCATCAGATGCATCTAACCAAACAACTAGACCGTCTATTGATGTCGGATCAATGAGAGGAGGTGTATTGATTAAAGCATCTACAGTACTGAGTGACCGTGTTACTGTAAGATAATTTGGTGATTTAACTTCAAAAGTATTCTGAATATCGAAAGTATTAGCATGTTGTACATTATCTAATAAATGAATATCACCTAGATCATAAATTGATATAGGCGAGGAAGTAATAGCTATATTAAAAGTATTTCTAACTAAACTACCGTTAAAGACAGTGACAGTTGGATTATAATATGTGGGTATATTACCATCTTTAGGGTAATAATCATGTGTCACCGGAATTAATGTTGGGCTACCGGTAGAAAGTGATGAATAAAGCGCGTTATCTACGGGTACATTTGGTACAATATTACGATTTACAGTCTGTAATGTACCGTCACCGAAATCATACACAATTTTTAGAATAGGAAACTGACTAAAATCAAGACCTGATGGATCAAATGTAATTCTATAAGGTCCTTTTAGTGGCCCTACTTGAATATCTGTAGTAAAATTTTGCACCACATACTTCCACGGTATAAAGTTACCATCATAAGCTGTTACTGTAGGAGATGAGGTATAACTAAAAGCATCCCCGTTGGCTGTTGTAGGATAATACACATTATAACCTGAAACCAAATCATAAAATGTCCAATGATCTATTACACCTGGACCCTCAGATGCTTGATTACTAGTAAGATATACGGTATAACTGCGCACGTATATATTTAATACTTACTATAAAAAGACAACCTAATTAAGTTGTTACTGGTATTTGAATCCAGTTAGTTGTAGGTTCATCCCAAACATACGCATTATTGTCATTTGGACGCGGAATAGGTGGTTGCCATACGTAATAATTATTATCTAAAACCCAAGACGGTGATAGCCGTAATAGGCTTAATGTACGTGTTGTATGTATTCATCGACGTTTATATTCCTATACCTTGACACAAAGTCAACAAATAATTTTTACTATGAACTAAAGTTTAGGATATCTTTGTTATTCTTCTATAGCTGCCGACTTTTATTACTTGACGTGTATCAGTATTAATACTAGTAACTCCTAATGCTACATTTACAGTATTAGCTGTCGAAACGAGACAGTTAATCGTAGAGTGTGCTGTTCTGCCAGTGCCAATGTTCTGTGACTGTGGTAGTGCTATACGGTTGCTTGTAGTACCGACACTGAGAAGGGCTCCTAAATTTCCTCCTTCATCCCAATATATAGCACGTATATCTCCTAATACTGTAAACGTATCGGTTCCTGACAAGGCAAAAGTATATTGTTTATTACTACCTGAAAAGTTGTTAATTATAGCGCCATACTCAATATTATATAAACTATTAGCTAATAATGTATTTGTCACCCCAGAACCGAAGGAGTTAATTTCTGAGGTTGTAATTGTTGTGCTATTATCTGCTAACAGAACATTTGTTACTGGCTGGTTGATTCCATATACTGAACCCGTAGCACTGATATCACCAACGACAGTTAATTTACTACCAGGGGTTGTGGTGCCTATGCCAACATTACCGTTGGAGGATACATAAACTGTATTTGTATTAGCAACACCACCAGTATAAAGAGCTAAATCGTCAGCTGCTCCGACACTTATTCTACCTCTGCCGGTCACATAATCAGCAACGATACCATCACTATATGTACCGTTAAAAGAACTAAGGGAATATAAACCGTTTGATGCGTAAACTCCTCCTGTAGAACTTAGTCCGGCAACAATAACGTTGCTTCCAGTTAATGCTGTTGCTGTATTATAAGCTATGTTCCAGTTAGCAGTATTTGATGTAACATTTGATGAAATAAACCAGGAAGCACTGTTAGCTGTTAGAACTGAATAAGAAACATTCCAGTTAGCTGTATTTGATGTAACGTTAGTTGGTTCGAACCAAGAAGCACTATTAGCTGTTAATACGGAATATGAAACATTCCAGTTAGCAGTATTTGATGTAACGTTAGTTGGTTCGAACCAAGAAGCACTATTAGCTGTTAATACGGAATATGAAACATTCCAGTTAGCAGTATTTGATGTAACATTTGATGAAATAAACCAGGAAGCTGAATTAGCTGTTAATACGGAATAAGAAGCATTCCAGTTAGCAGTATTACTTGTAACGTTAGTTGGTTCGAACCAAGAAGCACTATTAGCTGTTAATACGGAATATGAAACATTCCAGTTAGCAGTATTTGATGTAACATTTGATGAAATAAACCAGGAAGCACTGTTAGCTGTTAATACGGAATATGAAACATTCCAGTTAGCAGTATTTGATGTAACATTTGATGAAATAAACCAGGAAGCACTGTTAGCTGTTAGAACTGAATAAGAAGCATTCCAGTTAGCAGTATTTGATGTAACATTTGATGAAATAAACCAAGAAGCACTGTTAGCTGTTAGAACTGAATAAGAAGCATTCCAGTTAGCAGTATTTGATGTAACATTTGATGAAATAAACCAAGAAGCACTATTAGCTGTTAATACGGAATATGAAACATTCCAGTTAGCTATATTTTTTGATGAAATAAACCAGGAAGCTGAATTAGCTGTTAGAACTGAATAAGAAGCATTCCAGTTAGCAGTATTACTTGTAACGTTAGTTGGTTCGAACCAAGAAGCACTATTAGCTGTTAATACACTATAAGAAGCATTCCAGTTAGCAGTGTTACTAGTAACATTTGATGAAATAAACCAAGAAGCACTATTAGCTGTTAATACACTATAAGAAGCATTCCAGTTAGCACTGGTTGTAGCTATATTACTATTATTCCATGTTCCTGAATTACTGTAAACTGTAGAATATGTATTTGACCAGAGCGCACTTGTACCGTAAACAGTATTAAAAGCAGAACCCCATTGACCTGTATTTGATGTAACGTTTGTAGGTAGGAACCATGAAGCTGAATTAGCTGTTAATACACTATAAGATGAATTCCAATTACCACTAGTTGTTGTAATAATAGATGGTAGTGTACCGGTAAGCTTACTACCATCTCCATAAAATGTACCGCTTATTGAAGGTGCGCTTATAGAATTAAAGATTGTCAAATCAACAGGTGGTACGAGTTGACTATTACCATACACAGTACCGCTAGCAGAAATATCACCGACAATTGTTAACTTTGTCACTGGTGATGCTCCTACCGGTAATCCTACAGAAACATTACCGCTCTGATCTATGCGAAGACTCTCCGATACTCCGAGAGCGCATAATGAAGACTGACCGGTACCGAATGAAATACCAGCATTATTACCACCGTTAAATTGCATGTAACCCATCCAGACAGGACCTGACCCTGTGTCAGTACGCTGTTGTATGCGATATCCTGCAGACTGCCAATTTATACCACCTTGTGAGGTACGTGTATTGGTTATTTCAAGGTAATCATCGTTACCTACATTACTATATACACGTAAAGCAGAAGCTTGGCTATTAATAGAAGATGGTAGTTGATTACTACCTGTATTGATATTAAGTCTATACCCTGTATTAGTATTATTGATACCAAGGTTACCTGTCATCGTACCACCTGAAAGTGACAGGAAATTATTGTATGGATTTTGTGCACTAGTTGTATTAGCGTATGTATAGGCAGCTGTCCAGAAACTTGAATTTGCAGTAACCGAGGATGTAGTAGAAAGATTTTGCGCACTCTGTGTACCAAATATAGTCGCGACACCGCCACCACTTGTCCAAGTACCAGAATTTGCTGTTAAAACTGAATACGAAGAATTCCAATAAGATGAATTAGAAGCAACGACAGTATTATTATTATTCCAAGTACCTGAATTTGCCGTTAATGTACTATAAGAAATATTCCAATTAGATGAATTAGAAGCAACAGCTGTATTATTGTTATTCCAAGTACCGGAATTTGCTGTTAAAACAGAATACGAAGAATTCCAGTTGGATGAATTGGAAGCAACAGCTGTATTATTGTTATTCCAAGTACCAGAATTTGCTGTTAAAACTGAATACGAAGAATTCCAATAAGAAGAATTTGAAACCAATAATGAGTAGGTAGCATTCCAGTTAGCACTATTGGAAAGTACTAACAAATAAACATTGCTCCATTGATTACTATTACCTTCTGTTGAATAAATTGAAGATGTTGCTGAGAGATTATTAACAACTGTAAAGCCTGTTAAATTAGCAGTGATATTTGAACCTAAAATGAAGCTATTAGATCCAGATAATGTATTATTAGAACCTCCTAAAATACCGAGAAAACTCGCTGAAGTACTAGGTTGTACAGAATTATTACCATACAAAGGTACTATAGTAGCAGTGATACCCCTAAAAGTAGTAAATGGTATAGCAGACGTAGCATAACCAATAGTTAAAGGTACACCCCAAACACCTATTGAGGTTTGTGGACCGTATAAACGTCCCTGTTGTGTATCGATATAAAAATCACCTACAATACTATTTGCTACTACTGAAGGCACCCCTGTACCGTATAAAATAGAATTACCTCGTGGAATCGAGCCAAGGGCAAGTGCTGTGATAGCAGGGACGTTTAATGATAGTGTGGCGGCAATATTACCCATATATGCTATTATTATTTATTGCTTCAAGACTGTCTAAATAAGATCAGCGTTAGAAAGTATTAGTAATAGCAACGTAATTATCACCTGATCTATAAGGTACACCCTGAGGACCGGTGAGGGGGTTAACATTAATTAACGGGCTACCGGTAACAGCTGGTATATTATTAGTAATCGAGTACCCTGTATTAACAGCACTCAATACATCACCAACAACAAACGAAGTAATTGAAGGGTTAACAAACGCGATAGAAGCACTTAATGTTGCTGTATCAATATTATATGTAAATGCATCTGCAGCTGCACCGATAGAATTAGTAATAATACCATTAATATTAAACCCTTTTATCTTAAAAGTGGTGTTTATAGTTTGACCAGAAGAAAACCCTAAACAACAACGAACAGAAGATGGCCATATTTTCTTTTGTGTAAAAGTATAGTTAAGATAGTTCGTAAAATCGAGATCATTAATATCTTTTACATCAACAACAACGCGTTGACCGTAATCTGTAACACGAACTCTCACCCTCTTAAACGTAGGTGTTTCACCGGGTTGTATTTGTTGATATATACTATAGGGTTTTGTATAATTTGAGCGACGTAAATCATTTGTGCTCGTAATATACGGGTAATTATCACCTTGAGAACCTCTTATAACAAGAGAGTTTGGTACACCGACGCTGTTTATACCCGTAGGTGTAAATTTATTACTTCCAAAATTACCTGTAATATCAAATCCTATACCTAATTCACCACCTACGGCACCCTGCAGAGCATTAACATCACTAACCGTGACACCAGAAATAGCTGAATATGTTAACCCGGGCCCTACACCACCGTATTGTACGGTTTCAGAAAACGTATTAGTAAAAAATACACAAAAACCCTCGCTACCTGATTCATCGTAACCATAACATGCATAATCAAACGACACAACAAAATCCTTTGTAGTGTTGAGATAATTAGATTGAAAAATAGACCCTGCAATAGCATCAGAGGGTATTATATACTCCATACGTTACTTATTGGTTATATCCAGGTAAAAAGCTTATTATATCCCAGGAAGAATCTAATGCATTATAAACTACATTAACGACATCTGTTATTCCTGATAGTGTTGAAAATGTTAATGTAATATTTGATGGAAGACGGAAGCCTGAAAGTGTAATGGAATTATTACCTAATTCATTTTGTTTGAATCGATATATAGCTCTTGTACCATCGTAATACACCCCGATTGGTGGTGTTGCTGTAATAGGTGCCGTAACAACAGTGTTATAAATTAACGTATCCCAACGGCTACTAACTGTCGTAACAACAGTATTAATATTATTCCAGAGAATAGAACTACCATTAGATGTACTAATAGTACCTTGAGCTGTTATACTACCTGTATTAATAATATCACCATTGACAGTAAATGTTCTATTTGCTGTCTGAGTACCGATAGTAATACCATCGTTACCGATAATTCTCATCGCCTCATTGGTTAGCGATGTGCCACCGGTATGAAAGATAATATCTTTCTGCGAAGCTGTACCCATGACAAGATTGCTACTCTGGGAATAAATGTAGGCATCATTTGATGATGTAATGCTGTAAGCAGGAACATAATAATTACTACTATTAATACCGATGTCTAAATAATAATTATTATCATCACCGATGTCGGAGGTTACAACGATATCCGTTGAAGCAAAACCACCATTATTGGTATTTTGATGGTTAATTTGTGCAAAGCTATTAGAGTTTGTTAAAAACTGCCCACGAAGATTACTCAATACAGGATAATAACCAACATTATGATCCTTTATCGATAAAAAGGCACCACAGATATTACTACCTTGTAGAGTTGTTGATGCATTAATATTTTCTACATAAGTTGTGTTAGGTGTTGTTGCAGTAATATTAGAACCTAAAATATAGCTGTTATCTGTCTGCAATATATTATTACTACCACCTAAAATTCCAGAACAATTACCTGAAATTATATTACAACAACCACTATTGATAACAGAGTGATTACCGGTAACGCAATTATAGCCACCACCTGTGATTGTAGCTCCGCTACCACAGCTACAGTTACCAAACCCACCACCAATAAACGCACCTGTACCATTTACAATATTGCAGCTACCACCGCCGATGGTTGCGTAGCATCCGGATGCAGTATTATCACCGCCGCCTCCTATTACACTATAATCATTATTAATTATATTTGCATTTCCACCAAGTACAGCAGAGTGTATACCGTATACTGCGGATGCCGTGGAATTTGTTGGTATACTTGAAGAGAGTGAAGGGTTTAAAACATATGCGTTTGTTGAGAGAGGCGCAAAGATTGATTTATTAAATTTATAATTATTTGTAGCGCTAGTACCAGATACATAGCTATTCACCGTTTGACTATAATTCCAGTTAGCGCTATTTGAAACAACAGTATTGCTCGTATTAGTAAAGAATGCACTAGTGTTTTGAAGGTATGTATAGGCAGAATTACCACCTACCCAACCACCACTTAGATTATTAACCGATTGAAAAGCTGAATTATAATTACCACTATTAGCAAGAAGATTTGTATAAGCAGAATTACCACCTACCCAACCGCCACTTAAACTGTTAACCGATTGAAAAGCTGAATTATAATTTCCGCTATTAGCTGCAATTACTGTATAGCTTGCAAGATTATTACCGCTATTGGCAAGAAGATTGGTGTAAGCTACATTACCACCATTCCAACTTCCACTATTATTAATAACAGCTGTTGTAGAAGCATTCCAATTATTCGAATTACCTATAGAGTCATAAATGGTTCCCTGACTGCTTAGATTATTTACAAGTGTATACCCTGTAAGACTTGAGGATATATTTGAGCCGAGAATAAATGTATTGTTTCCTGTAATATTGTTGTTCATTCCACCTAATATTGCGGAGTTGTTTCCTGTAACATTATTATTACCGAAAACCGGTTTAATAGAAGAAACACTATTAACAAGAAGAAATGCTTGAGAGGATAAGTTTACATATCGACTATCATTAAAACCGACAATTGAAGTAGCTGATGATGTACTCCATGATGTATAGCTGGAATTCCATTGATCGGAATTACCACCTGTTGTGTTGATAGTACCAGATACGTCGAGTTTATACTGAGGATTGGTAACACCAATTCCTACAAGCTCATTATTTTCACCGATTACAATAACTTTATTACCAAATCTTGCCTTCACTAACGGATTACTAGGATCGTAGTAATAAACTTGTAATTCTTCATTATTAATACCTGGTATTAATGGAGTCGAATTAGCTGTATGGTAAGGACGAGCTTCGTAGCGAACATTGAATGATGATACCTGCTGGCTGGTTGTAAGAGCAAGATCACAAACTTGTTGATCAAGGTTTGTAACATGAAAACCGTTAATAGTGCCGACGGTTCTTAAATTTGTTAGCGAGGCTCTTACGGCTCCATTTGTTGGATCCTTTGCACTCAATACGAGATGGCTTGAAAGTGAGGTTACAGAACTTGCGTAGATATTGTTGAAGTATGTAGGAAAAGTACTGAGATTGTTTGTTAAAATAGGAGATGTATTCCCATGATTTCCAAGCAGGGTAACAGGGATTGCGTAATCTTGTCCAGAGAGCTGAACAATAAGTGATTTATTAGGTATAAGACCGAGTCCTGCAGATAAATTAGGAACAGGGATGTAAATATTTGCATTACTCGTAAGTGTAGAATAATTTGTAAGAGCACCTTGTACAATTAAATTACCATTAAGATAAAAATCACCCTGAAACGGTTCTGCGTATGAAGCAATAGGGTCTGACCCGGAATCAGGATAACCATCTGTTGGTATGGTATGATGATTTCTTCTATGATATTTGGAGTGAAACCGTGCGTTATCAGACATGATTATAATTATTTATGGTGTAGGCTTCATAGTTCCCTAAATACTATAATGGAAGGTCTATTAAAATTTTTAGTAAAAGAAGCTATTACAGATGATAATAAATTACCTGAATATAGAACTATTTTCGGATTTACTACGTATAGCAAGGTAGCAGCAATCGCAATTGATATTGTCTATTGGTTTATTGTTTTTGTTGCGTATTGTTTTGCTTTTCATGCATTAAACAATATTCTCATTACATGGAATTGGTTTCTAGTAGGTTTAGCATGCTTTGCTGTTATAGGGTTACCATATTGTGTCAAAATTATTCTATTCGGTAGAAAGGAGTTCCCTTTCAAAGCAGCTCTTTTATGTTTATTTTTAAGTTTACTACCAACAATCTTTGATTTTACCGGTCTTTATTCAGAAACTGGACTCCAAGATAGTTTAAAGACGAGTAAAATACAAATAACTGATATGCTTTCATACTTTGAAGCGGAAAGTAAGAAAGCTGTACAGATACAAGAACTCAATATTCAAAATGAAGGTAGAGATAAAAAACTAGTGATTGAAAAAAATTTAAACCAAACAGTAACTGATATTAAAAAAGAGATTGAGGATGCCAACCAACAAGTACTCGATGAGAGGGAAGGTATACGAGGTAAGGCGGGTGACGGGCCAAGGGTTAAAGAATTGAAATCCGATCTTCGTAAGCTTCAAGCACAATCTGACATTGAGGTACAAAAAGCGAAGTCAGAAATTAAACAACAATCACAAGCCATTGATCAAGAAATACAAGATAAGTTATTAGCACTCAATAATTCAACAAAACTCCTTAATGACAAACTAACAAATTGTAAGAAGAGCGTCAATAATACTAATAATTTTAGAGACCTCGAGGTTTCTGTAATTGATGCAAATAGTCTTATATCTTCTATTGCTTCAAATCTTGATATTAAATTCGTTCCTGTAAAGATTCAAGGATCTGATAACATCATTAAAGTATCTTTTGGATCTCTGGTCAATGGTGATATCACCGCGTTTGTTTGCCTATTATTATCATTTCTTATGGAAGTAGGTGATATTATTATTACATTTGTAATGAGATATGAAAAGAAGAGACCGATGTCTATCATCGAAAATAACGATAACCAAGTAATCAGTAATCGCAAATTTTCAAAAACTTACGAAGGATATTAAGCTGTTTCATAATCACCGCCCTCCGTCGACCATATAACTTGCTTGAATGAATGATAGCGAAGAAGGCTTTCACAGCTCATACACGGAGCTGCAAGTGCTATATTATCGTTTCTATCATAACGAATATTAACTAAAACGCATTTCTTGGAATCAATATTAGTCAGACGTTTAAGCTTGAGAATAGCATTGAGTTCAGAACAAGTAAACTTCTGATCTGAATAATCTACACCAGTAACTTTTGATATTTTACGGTTGATTAGGTTTAGGGGATGTGTTTTATTACAGTTTATCCCCGTAGCAATCAAGCGACCTTTATGGAGAATAAAGGAAAAATGTCGACACCGTGTATTCGACTTAGGGTCAATGAGAGAAAACGCTACCTCCTCAAGCTTCTTGATAGGAAGTGAGCTGATTTTCAATTTCGAAGCAGTCTGTTTCATCACTATAGATCAAATCTGTGTCTAAGACGATGTATGCGTAGTGTTTTTCACCATGTGGAATGATTTCTACAGTATTATGAATGAATTCCTTATTAATGTCAAGAATTACTTTTTTTTCCCCGATAACATCAACAGTTTGCCCGTAGTTAATATCAGAATGTCTACGGTTTATAAAAATAGCTGTTTTCATGCTTTATATTTCTTTGAAAATTGCTTAGCTGTTGATAGACAATGTTTTGTATACTGACAGTGATCACATACGCGATCGGAATCTAGGTAGAGTTGAGGTGCAATACAGGATCCGTTCTTTGTATTATCAATAATATAAGCTTCTTTAGTAGAATAAGTTCGCGGCTCCTTAGGAATCCATTTAATTGATATCTGTTGCACTTCTTCAATACTTACTCTTTTTTGATTTTTTGGCTTCTTAAGAAGTTTAAGTCGTGCAAGAACCTGCTTATCAATAGAAAACGGCTTAAGATGACTTGGTCGAAGCTGTTTTTGTACCTCCTCAGGTGAAATACGTTGTTTGAGAAGACGCTTTGCTTCATTGCTAACATAATGATCAACAAAACCATTCAAGGAGCCGAATTTCTTAATACCCTTGGCCATACCAGCCTTTGAAACGCGTCGATCAATACCAGTAACAATACAGGTCATGATTTTAGACCGCAAAGTACCGTCATTTTCCTTAACCGGCTTGGTCTTTTTTACCTTTATAGGTTTAACCTTTGTTGCCTTTACAGGCTTTTTAGGTTTTTTGATCTTCTTTCCTTTCATTAGCTTCTATCTTATATAATCGGTAAATAAAATTCAAGCTTGATTTCTATTTTTTTGATTTTAATCTCGAGGTATTATGCCTTACGTAAAATCTGAAATCCGCTCTATGCTCGCATCAACTATAAAAGCTATTGAGCAAAATCCCCCAATCACTGTCGGTGATCTTAATTATGTTGTTACAAAGACTTGTCTGGCATTCTTGAAGAAGAATATGATTGTTAATTACCAATCTTACAATGATGTGATTGGTGCATTAGAGTGTTGTAAGCTTGAGATGTATCGGCGCGCTGTTGCTCCGTATGAAGAGCTAAAAATAGCTGAACATTCTGATGTCTATTAAGATTTTAGTTGCTTTATTTTAAATTAGCATTTACGATCTACACCATGTCTAAGATTTCTCCAGATAAAATTAAAAAGTTAGCCCTGCAAGGCCGCATTGTACCGGTTATTGAAGAAAGAGACGGTAAGCACTATCTCCTCGGTTATAAGCGCAAGAGTTCAAGCCGTAAGAAGGAATCCTATATGCTCCCGGTTCCTGAGGAACTCAATGCTAATCAACAATTTTCAAAGTAATAGTTGATAATAAAAATTGCCAATCTAATATGACTTTTATGAAACGAAAGGAGGTGAAATAACAATGATCGACTATACTAACAAGAATCTCCGTCCTAAGACGTTTTTCGTCAAGATGGTCCGCGAGCGTAACGGTTCCTTTACCGTTAAGCGCGCTAAGGTTCTCGAGCAGACCAACCAGTTCTCTCGTACCATCAAGCGTGTTGACGCACGTGACTTGACCTCGGCCCTGCGCCGTAACGACATCACCGTTGCCTAATTCGGTGATTAGATAGAAGAGACCGGCTGTTACTACTTAGCAGCCGGTTTTTTTCTTTCAACTTTTCTTATTGCAATTTTTTTCTATATTTCCTATTATTATTTTTTATGATGAACGCAGCAGAAATTAACGCAAGGTTTAAAAGGAGTATCTCCAAAGATTCTTCAACTCTTACCTGTATTGTTACCGGTAAAGTACGACCTACAAACGCGGCATATCTTGAAGGAAAGGGAGACAAAGAGAAGTTCATTCAACATTACATCTGCCGTGATGTATTAACTCTTCTCAAGAAGGGATTATCTGTTATCGAAGTACGTGAAAAGCTCGGAATTCAAGGTACTATTCCTATTCCAAGCCAAGCTACAATTGATGTAGCGTTAGAAATAAACGGAAAATAAGCTTGTAATTCCTTCTCAATTCCATCACAATAATAGCATGAAACTTAATCATATTGCATCCACAAGCTTTACCGCTGTCAAAGACATTCAGATTCCCTCGATCTATTATCGCCGTGTACAATCAGGAATTCCTGAAATTGATGATATGTTCGGAGGTGGTATTCTTCCTGGGTCTACCATTACTCTTTCGTCAAAGGCAGGAGTTGGTAAGAGTACAGCGGTACTTCAGATCCTTAACGGTATGTCGAAGAGCGGTAGGAACGTTGGTTATATTAGCGCTGAGGAGTCAATTCATCAGGTTGCCTTTAGTTGCCGTCGACTCGGTATTGAGGATGTTGGGATCTGCAATGAAAGTAATTTTAAGAAAATTCTTTCCTTTATGGATGGTATGGATGTCATTGTTATTGATTCGTTTCAAGCAATGAATCGCGGTAATCTTGACGAGAAGCAAGCGATTGAGATGCTCATTCAACATGCTAAGGAGACGGAGTGCGCTGTGATTATTATCTGTCATCTGACTAAAGGAGGAGTTATGCGCGGTAATAATCTCCTTACCTACGCCGTCGATGTAAATATGTTTGTTGAGATCGGTGAAACCCCTGGTCTCCGCCGCATCTACTTTAGTAAGAATCGCTTTGGACCTGGAATTGATTATACCTGCTCGTTTACTGGTAGTGGTTACGACTTTACACCGATCGTTGCTACCGAGGGTGAAGAGAAGAAAGGCAAGAAGACTGAAAAGAAGGAGAAGGCAAAGGATAATATTCTTAAGCTTGAAGGGCTATTCAATGTCTCCGATGTCTGCAATCAACTAAACATTGATGCAACCCGAGCTGGTTATCTTCTTCGAGAATTGACCCTTGAAGGCCGTCTTCTTAAGAACAACAAGCGCGGGATTAAAACTAAGTGGAAGGTAAATAAGGTTGAAGCTACAATTACAAAACACTAATCATATGAACGCTGGAAAAGGGTCAAAAGACACACGAGTCAAAGATAGAAAGAAGTATAAGGAAAACTTCGACGCTATTAAATTTAAAAATAAAACTAACGAAGGTTTTATCAAGGTTAAGGGAAAGCTTGTAAAGAAGTATTAGTATGACACCCGAGAAATTTGAAGCACGGAATCACAAGCTTCGCTGTGATTTTGCTGATATGGAGGCTTATGAAAAATCATTTCGCTGTAAGCTTAATGACTTCCTGTACGATAGGTTTGGTGTAAGAAAGGCCTGGCAGTTGATTCCTTTTGTTCCTCGTTGGGCTGATATTTATTATTACGAAAAGATTAAACCTATTTTCTGTCCACAGAACGCACGCTATCGTAAAATTATTCCAAGAACATGGTCTGATGTTTCCTCTCTTATTGAGACAGTAAATTTTGAATTTATTAAAGGGTTCTATGAAGGAGAATACCTTCACGGGCATACAGATTGGGAGGGAACAGGAAAGCATGCTGTAGAGTTTGCTCGTTGGTTGGAGTCAGCTTATGACTATATTACTATTGAACGCCCACAGCTTGAAAAAGACATGGATAACGCCTATCCACCATTCCGTCCTCTTGATGAGATGTTTGTACCGTGTGAAACAGATGAAAGAGGAAAGGTAAAAATGCTAAAGATGGTAGACGACGGTAAAACATACGAGGAAAAGTATGGTGAAGTTAATCGTCTTGAACAACTTATTCAAAATAAGGATACAGAAATTCTTTTACAATTAATGAATTACAGGCACTTCTTTTGGTCATAAAAAAAGATTAAATAATTCATGCCATGTCACAGCTTGAAACCAATTTTATTAATCCTATACGATCACCTAAATTTGACGGAAATACCATTAAGTGGTCAGGTTATTTCAATACATCAGAACAAGCACAAAAGCATTTAGATGAAAAAACAAAAGCTTTTGCGGGGACTGAACACAAACTGGTAGTTAGTGCTAAGAGTGAATTTGTTAATAGGCACTTTAAAGGGTATTTTCTCTATCGCTTTACCGTAATTATGGCTAATAGAGATAGTTAATATGAATTTAACCTCCCAGCAAAACATACGCATATTCAGTGATTTAGATGGTCTCCTGACCGATCTTTTTTCAGCAATTAGTCTCAAGCTCTTTAACAAGCATTATAGAGACATTACACCGGAAGAAAAAAAAGAAGCTAAAAAGATCTGGTATGATAGAGCACACTTTATTAAAAACTTCGGAAATGTAGAAGAGTTCTTTGCTACTCTACCACCTTTTGGTAAAAACGGAGATATAACAAACGCAATCATTGATACCATTGTACAATTTGACCGTAATTATTCTGCATGTTCTCACCCTGCTGGTATTGATATCCAGGCTTGTAAAAGGGGAAAGATTACCTGGATTAGAACACACCTTCACCCTCAGCCTAAGGAGATGTTGTTTCCACAAAATAAAGCAATTTATGCTATGGGTGAAGACGGTATCCCAAATGTTCTTATTGACGATTTTCCTCCTTATATAAAATCATGGAGAGATGCCGGTGGTATTGCTATAGAAATGCGTACAGATAGCTTTAATAGCCCGGAAGAGGTAAGAGACTATCTAACAAAAGAATTAACTAAAGAGCTAAAGAACAAATAAACAGTCCAGTAAAAGAATCATTTAGCGATTATGTGAATAAAATTCTTTCTAAATATTCTACTTGACATATTAAGAAAAGATTATATATTAAAAGAATAAGAGCAATAACTGCTCAATGATCTTTGATAGATAATTTGGGGGCGAATAGGATTCGACTGGTAATCGGATTTTATATTGCACGCAGTGGTTGAATACCTGGCCACTATAAAAGGTATTTACAAACTAAACGCAGAAGATAATACTGATGCGCTCTTAGCTGAAGCTGAATACATCTTCAACCACGCAGACGAGTTCTGTATGGAAGAAGAGTATCTTCTCGCAGCCTAAAAACTAAGATTAGATCCTATTAAAGATCTTAGGAGCAAAGCAATAGGTTAGAGTGGCATCTACGACACTCGTAAAATAAGCGTAGGGGGTGGATGTGGACTCTTCACCATGTCAGGCAGACTCTAAAAGATAGGTTGGTAAGCCATGGGAGCCTTTAGTCAATCAAATCCTAAATTTACATAAGCGTGTAGAAAATATAACGAGAAGATTAGCAACACTCGGGAATCGATGCCCGACGCCTCCACCACTTTTTAATAAATATATGTATGGCTTCAACACGTTTAGCTCATACAAGAGATATAGCACAAGGTAAGATACCTGCTGATGGACCCCAGCGATCACCTGAGTGGGCTAGGGTACGTAAAGAACACCTTAAGAATAATCCAAAATGTACAGTTTGTGAGGGCACCGATCGTTTAAATGTACATCATATTAAGCCTTTTCATCTACATCCAGAGTTAGAGCTTGACCCCACAAATTTAATTACTCTATGCGAAAGCGCAAGTTATGGTATTATATGTCATATACTCATAGGTCATTTAGGAAATTATAAAAACATTAATCCAAATTCTGTAGAAGATGCTAAGATATGGAACGCTAAATTAAAAGAAAATAATTACGTAGATAATTTGCAAGTTCCTTTATCCGGTATTAATATATAACAAGAATGCCTTCGTGACCGGAATTGGCTAACGGCCCCGATTTGTAATCGGGTATGGACTAATAATCCTCTGCGAGTTCAAGCCTCGCCGAAGGCTCCATTTTTAAACAGTACTCGGCAAACCCTCTCTATAACTGTTCGAAAGGTTGTATGTATGGAACCGTGTCTTCGTGAGTCATAACAAAACTAGAACATAATCAAGGACGCTTGAGGTTTTTAGGACAAAAAGATTCGCACATTTTTTAGTTGCCGGTTTCTAAAATAGACTATATATTAGAAGAATAAGAATTGATCTTTGATAGTACATTTTAAAATTTGACTAGGCGCAAGTCTGAAAGCTAAAGGACTCGCGATAGGTGATAGCGAAGCCCAGTGCACAGGGAACGTGTAGCCTATAAGATAAGTCTCCGTGAAAGCGAATGAGATTTTCTAGTCATACAAATTAAGTTCCCGCGTTGTAGGTATAATCCGTGGGAGAGATACGTTGAGTTGTCTGTTGGTATGTTAGTAGACGTATTTTCATAGGGGGAGCCAAATA